GGCAAAGGTATAAAAAATCCCCGACTACATAGCCAGGGACAAACACAAAGATATAACCCTTGCAATAATCGCAAGAGGAATCAGCCAGTACAACCACCTTTCTAGGCGTTCCATAGCATCACCAGCAGAAGCCGGCAGAAATCCGAGTGATACCGGTCGTCGGCCTGCTCAAGCAATATATCCAGTTTATCGTTTCTCATTTTCGAGCACTGACTTTATTCGTTCTTCAGTAAAACCAAAACGGGCGGCAAACTTCTTGAAAGCCCGCATCCTGTTATCCGGAATAAGAGCATACATGCTATTAATAGGAGTATCACTCTTTAATGCTTTTCGAACTTGCTTATTCTTCATAAGGTTGGTGAATTAAGTGTTTAACTTCATTTTTGCAGCATTTGCACTCGCACAGTAGTGATTTAGCATATTCCCACGTCTTTTCAATTATATCATCTCCGATATACTGAATTTCCTCACCGTACGGGTCTATCCCAAACGCCTGACAGATATGAGTAGCCATGTGCCCGCACTCATGCCTCCATGACTTGGCAAATTCCTTCGAAGACGAAGTGAGGGCAATAACCATAACCGTTTCCCGTGTCCCGAAGTTGGAGTAAGTAACTCCGGTATTCAGGTTGCCGGAGTTTATGTTATCGTATGCAGTACGGAGCATATCACCGTCGCAGCCGATGGAATGCATATTATTCAGTATCTCTTCTGTATAATATGTATCTACTGCATAATATACCATGCAGCTCCAGCCATACTTGGGTAATGTAAACCGTTGCCTTATCATTTATCAAAGCATTTCGTCCCACTCCACCGGTTCTCCGGCTCTGTTCATCTTGGCATACCACATACACATTGCCATGCCGTCAGGAGCATCCGGATCGTCAATCATATCCTTTATGTATAATGCCATGTGTGCTTCATCCGGCACGGAGGATTTGAATAAATCCGCCTTGCATTGGTTGGCCCAATACACATAATCATACAACACATTGTTCTCAAGCTTTATTCCGTAACGGGTGAGCAATTCGTCAACCTTCTCTTTGGAGATTGGTTCAATACGTTCTTTCTTTCCGGTTGAAGAATTCATCTTCTTCATCAAAGACACGGCAAATTCACACATTTTCTTGTTGAAATGCCATCCAAAGTGTGAAAGATACGCTTCCATCTCTTCCGGTCTTCTGTCTCTTATATCCAGCGGTTCTCTTCTCATGATTTAATAAAGTTATAGGGAGTAGAAATAATCCACCCCCTAATTAAACATTAACGATAACGGGAATAGCGTCCTGTACCACGTACGCCACGTCTTTCTCCATAGCCGCCACGGTCGGAACCACCGCCATAACCACCACGTTCGCCCATCTCGTCATAACGCTCGTCGTCATCGTCATAATAACGTTCACGTCTTCCCATGCTTTCACCTCCGGAAAGTTCCTCGATGCACTGCATCAGTTTACCACCGTATTTGAGCATCTTTTCAGCATAGTCGGACATTTTCTCGACCTTGCTTTCTGTGATTTCAATTATCTGCATAATTTATTTACTTTTAGGATTGTTACTACCACTTCCCAAAGCCTTGGCAAGCATATCTTTTATATCGGTAAGGGTGTTTTCAACTCCGGAAACTTTCTGTTCAAGGACACCGATTTTCTCTTCCTGTTCTTTTTCTTTCGCCAGTTGTGGATTCAGCTCCCTTAGCATAACATCACAGGAGGAAATGACCTTCTCATGGTAAGGGACACTTTCTATTACTCCTCGGCTTATTCTTAACATAGATTCCACCTCGGCATTCATTGCCTCCCGGCTTTCCGACACTACAACTCCATTCGCACCAAAATTAGCTATTGAAAGATTTGCCGGAAGTTGTTTGAAATCAATAGTTTCCTCACCAACCTTGACCGATACGTCAACAACTGTTTCCATATTTTGGCCGTAAGTCTGCCCTGGAACATACTGTCCGTATTTAGGTTGAGGATTGCTTACTGAAACAACTTGTCCCACTTTCAATTCAGGGTTTTCACCTTTTTGAAGGATATAAAATATATTGGATTGTCTTAGACTTTGAAACATAATTTATTAACTCTTTAAGAAGTGGGATTACTCCCACTCCAGATTTCACTTTGCCTTTACTGCATTTACGCTTGCCGCTGCCGGTTCGCCATTGCTGGCAGCAGCCGGTGTTGAAGCCGTAAATTCCAGAAAACGTATAACGCCTGTGCGCTTATTAAGATAAGCAAGACGTTCCGTAGTGCCTGTAACATCAGTCCCGGTAACAGGATTGTTATTACTGTCCACAACAGGGACCTTCGATGTTCCTGTAGTAACCCCGGCAGTAGCCAGAGTTGTCTGGCCTAGATTAGGAGTTATGACATATACGGGCAAGGCTTCTCCACCGGCAGGAACATCCGCATGAACCTTCAACAGGATTATGCTTTCGCACGGAAGTTCATTGTAGCAGTGAGGATTAATACCATAATCTACGCTTGCATCTGTCAACTGAACAGCGTTCGTTGAAAGTTCGTAGATACCGTTTACATCAACTCTCCTAATTCCCCTTGCGGATCGGTTCATCAAAAAAGGGCTTGGAAGCCAGTAAGGATACATTAAGTTAGGATATAACATAATTACCTCCTTTCTTAGCAACCGCAAGCTCCTAATGTAGATACACCGAAGTTTACAGGAACGGAATAGTTTACCGGAACATAGTTACCGCTGGCCGGACAATAAGGCATCGGGAACGTAGGCGGTTGCGCACATTCAATCTTCGCCAGACGGCTACTCAAATCACTTAACGCAGCACCAAGAGGAGCAGTAGCTTGTGCCACAATCTGCGAAGTCATTGCGGAACTCTTGAACGTGCTGTTTTCTTCACGCAAATGGTCAATCTTGTTCTGCATTTCACGCATTTCAGCCGCACGTTGCCCGGCAAGAATTTGCTGTGTGCTGTCCTTGATGGAGTTTTGCAGATCACAGGTCTGTCTTTGAGTTTCGTATGCAACGGAAGCGAAGCCTCTTTCCTGACCGGTTGCAACACCGTTAATGGCATTCTGCAATGTGTTGGTCTGTTGACAGATTGCCAAGCGGTTTTCGCAACAGCATGATGCAATCTGTTGAGCGATCTGACAGTTACCCTGCTGGATAGCATTAATAATCTGCATTGAACTTTGTCCAACCTGGTTACCAACTTGTTGAACTTGAGACATTACGCCATTGATGGCATTCTGAACCTGACCGATTGAACAATTCAAATTAGTAGCCAGATTGTTAATTGCTTGTCCGTTTCCTTGAATTGCGCTCATAAGTAGCTCCCTTCCTGCATCATTGTTAATTAAGTTAGGGATACCGGCGCCAGCAAATCCACCACCGTTACCACCATCTCCGTTGTTTCCCCATCCGTTGCGTCCGAAAAGTGGGAACAGGAAGAAGAGGAAGATTATCCACATGAACCATGAACCATCACCGCCAAATCCATTGTTGTTTTTTCCTTGCATAGCAACCAATAAGTTTGGATCAATACCTTTCTGTTGCAATAGTGGGGCAAGCATAGCCATCATTCCACTACCGCCACCATTCCCGCCTGATTCCGGGAAAACGTAAGTTTTTGTTTCACTCATATTAATATACAATTTAATACGGTCGACATTAACCGCATCACAAAAGTATATATTAGATTCAGCCTAAGTCAGCACTCATTTTCAAGCGATTTGCGAATATTTTGCAGATATATTGCAATCATTTTGTTTGTATTTTTACGGCTTTCGAAAGTGGATATAAGATAGCGTATACTGGCAGATGTCTTATGAAGTAGAGCGGCTATCTGTTCAGGATATAGACCGTATTCAGTAAGGAAGAATACTACGATAGAGCGGGCATCGACAACCTCGGTCACTTTGCTTGATGAAAGGATTAGTTCAGTAGAAACTTCTGTTTCTTTTCCTACAAGATTCAATATTTCGGCAAAAATCTCTGACTTACACATGGTAATTAATTTTTTTGTTGTACTTTTGCCCTTGCCAATCAGTACATATACCAAAAGAACAAAAGCATACTTCGGAATGTTAAGGATATTATACCCCCTGACACAACCGATGTATGCTTTGGTGTATTAAAGTATTGATTGGCGTCAACTTTAATGTGTCGGGGGTTCTTTTTACTCTGTCCCCCGAAAGAGCTACATTTGTTATGATAACCGGCCTTCTACTTTACCGGGTAAACTTAGTGCTTAGTATTAATTAAAGTATCATTTTGCCCTCCTTTCTTTATAAACCTTTTTCCAACGGAAATTGTTATATAGGTAAAACTTAAACTTTTCATACCGGAAGCGGTCTGTGAAGATAGTTAGTCCGGTAATCACCACATAAATAAGTTATAACTAACTCCGGCTCCTATGTACCAACCACCCGGATAACTATATCCTGCCTGTAAACCTAATCCCCAGCGTTTCTTTTTCGAAGTAACAGTATGATAAATATCATTCGTCACATTCTGATAAACGGTTCTTGGGAATATCTGCAAACTATCCAGTCTCGGACGGTAGCCAGACACCCATGCACGGTAAAGGCTATCCTCATAGTAAGCCTGTTCACGCCCGACTACCGTATCACCTATGTGCATGGTGTCTTTTAGTTGAATGAAGAGCAAGGGAGCCATAGGCGGAGATATGGTTAAGGAGCAAACCTTGATAACCGTCTTTATCTTCGTCTCGGTCTTGATTTCTGGCGAGAGAGGCTCGTGCGGACGTAATTTCATCCACACGATCACGCCAAGCAACAGGCAGACTAGTATCCAAGGGAGGGACTTCATAGGATACTATCACTTGAAGCCCACTCCGGACCCGACAATAAAGTATTCAGTTCTTCGCCTTCGTATACCGGATAAGGGTAAACCGGCTCTTGCGGAGTCTCCTCTTCGTCCAGTAACGGCAAAGTCATGATACTTGGGAACAACTTTTCATAGTGATCCAATTTCATAATCACCTGTGTACCGTCAACGCTCTTTCTCGGAACCAAGTGCAGTTCATCGAGTACCTCCTGCGGTATCTCGTTCAAATTCGCTGTGGGGAATGTAATGTATTTCATAATTGCTATTAAAACGTTTTATTTGCGATTAGGAAGGAAGCAATTTTTTTAGCTATTTCCTTGAATCCTTTTTTAGGGTGTGTACCATCACGATCATTAAAGTATTGGCTGAAATTATACTTATTCCACCCCAACGTATTATACATATCACAGCATGGGATATGGTTAAGTCTTACTTCATTTTCAATAGCTTCACTAAAATCTTTAAGTGTCCCATTTTTCAATGAGGCAGAGGTGTTAGGCTCATTGCTTCCTGATTGTGGAAGATATGGTTGTTCAGTGCTACCCATCCTATCACTCCAATACCTATCATCCCATTCGGAAATAGAGTAAGACGAATATCGAACAATAGGGGTGAACCAATAGATTTTCACATGAGGGTATGTCGATGATAACAATCTTATAATTTCATTGACAGCTCCTAAAGTCTTACCAATATCCGTACTTCCACTTTCACCTAACGTCGCAGAATATGAAGGCCAGTCATTTGTTCCTGCAAAAACTGTAACTGCATCAACAGAATCCCAATCTACGGACTTCAACAACTCAATTATAGCTGTTTTATCACTATTTTTAAGCTCCTTCAAATAGGTCGCAGCATTTTCTTGCATAGTGAAATCCTGGGAGCAAGCGGCTTTCACCATGTTTATAACATCCAGTGCGGCATATCCCTGCAATTCGCTAGTAGGAGTTTCTACAGGGTGGGTCCTCTGGCGAATCTGTGTGCCCCCAATACCTACATTAAACACTTTTGCACCATAAAATTTCTCGATATAATCACTATAACTACGACCTTTATCATCTTTAAGCTCTGTAATACTATCTCCAAATGCTACAATTTTAGAACCTTTCAAATCTATGTTATTTAGTATATATTCCATAGAATCAGGAGTCGTGTAAGTAAATGAATAATCTACAGGTTCGATTACCTCATCATCAATACTCGTAGAATAGATATATAAATAAGGATATCCGGGCTGAATATTAATTTCTATTTCAGTATCAAATGATTGATTTTTGAGGTAAACCTTAAGTGTTCCGGATTGGCTATCCTTGTAATATATATTAAAAACAGGAACTGTAGGAGAAGCACATTGAACTTTCAAAAAAATAGGTAATTTCATGTTGGGAAAAGGGACATAAATAGCTATTCTTTTCATAGTAGATTGAAGCACTTCTTTGCGAATAATACCATCTAACGCTATTCTTATATTTTCGTTGTTTCGGTCGATAGCTTGTGCATATTCAATCCAAGCCTTTTCGGTAGTTCCGATTTCCTGTATCTTTTCTAAATTTTCCATATCATTCGTTTTTAATTAATGTTTCATTTGAAATTAAAGTTGAGTTGCTTAGTTGGGTGAGGATTCCCCAAACATTTCCTTCTATCCCTACATACTTATTCAGCTCTTTAATCTTATCGTCTGTTGAGATTTCATCGAAGAGCATGAAGTCGTAGAGAGACATTTGAGTATAATTAGAATTTAAGTAAGAACTACCTATTTTTGGGTTAAGCGTTCCTATATTCAATTTAGGGTCATGTAATTCAACAATATTGTGAGTTATATTTTTTAATTCACTAGCATAAATATACTTATTAAGTATTCCATCAATATAAGTACTACCTCCTATATTTCTTGCCCTATATGCTGGCACTTTATTTTCGTTAGTATCAAAATCTCTATTAAATATAGCAAAACCTCCATTTGTTCTTTGGTCGTATAAAATTGCCGTACCGGCAATAGATTGCCAATTCACCTTCATCAACACCTGTTTGCCACCGACCGTAGTAGGAATAGTAATAAAGTCGTCTACGCCATCAAATTGGTATGAACCATCTTCATTAACTCCACTTCCTTCCGCATAAGCAGAATTGTTTATCTTACCATGATTACCGTGACCTGATATATCAGGAATATAACCCAATATCTTATAGCTAGAATTTGGAATACGTAGTAGTCTAGGAGATAGAATACATTTAGGTTCATTATCATCAATTGACCAAATAGGGCTATTTGTCCAAGCAAATATCATCTCTTTAGCAACAGTAATATATTGATTATTATCATATACATATACACCGTTGCACTCTAATTGACCCTTTAAAGTATAAGCTCCTTCTAATAGGTTTACAGATGAATTATACCTGATAGTATCTCCTACTTTTAGCTTATCTCCCCAAGTATAAGTATAAGTTCTATCTAGGTTTTCTAACTTAACGAAACTTGGATACGGCTGCACAATATCCTCGTATCTGATGTACTCGTCAATTGTGATATTTATCTTTTGAGGGGAGTTGTTGAAAGGAAATTCAAACTTAAATCTACCATCAACATGAATAGAACTACTGGTAGGCTCTTGTCCATTGATAGTTAGATTAGCAACTTCATCCACTCCGTTTGTAGCAACATATACTACTAGAGATGTGTCAGTAGATAATATTGGATAATATTGCCCTATAACAGGAGTAACTGTACCTTGTCCCGGTATTCTAAGTAAATAACTAATAGAGGCATATTCAACATTACTCTTAATAATCGGTCTCCATTCAACCATATCCGGATACAGCGTACCCAACTTGTGCTTCTTCAACTGACGCTCGATCAAGAACTCGGACATACTATAAGGGAAGGTCATGAGAGAGTAGATAGCTCCGTTGAAGAAACGAGTATCATTATCTCGTATCGTGCCTAACCACATATCAGTGCCATCTTCTGCTGCACCTGCTGTTATAGATTGCCCGCAATAAGAGTATTTAGATAAATAAGATATACTTCTAGTAGAAATAAATTTTAGACCAGAAGTAGCTTGACCAAAACTATAAACGCTATTTCCGGCAGTTTCCACAAATGCCCTCGGATTATTCTTTGACGATATAGCTCCAATATTAGCAAATATTTCTCTATCGGTTACTACCGTATAATCTTTGTAAACAGGCATCCCTGTCACCTTACCAAAGTCATTGATACCGTCAAGGTATAGAGCACCTGCGTGGGAAGGGATTTGGGTGATGGTTATATTGCATGGTTCATTTACAATTCCCGGAATACCTCCAAATCTTAATGTTAAATCCGTAGCTCCATCAGGTAAAATATATGAATATACACCATCTTGTTTTATATCATTATATATAATTCCCGTAGAAGTAGTGTACTTTATCTCCAAATGCAGCCCTATTGATTGCATCAATTCTGATACACCATTAACATTAATGGAGTAAGTACCATTAACAGTTGGATAATTTACAATAGTTGAATACGTATTGGCAATAGTTGCCGTGACTTTCCAATTAGGATAATTATATTTACCTATACCACTATCTCCGTCCCAAGCAATATTGTTCAACTGAATATCCCTACCGTTGCCTGAAAAGTCAATCAGCTTGTCGCCAAACTCTGCGTGGTTCTCGTTGGTGATGCCCTGCTTAGCAATATTGCAATAGATGTCAGATTTGAGCGTTCTATCCAAGTTGAAGTAAGCGATTACTTGGTTGATTTGGTCGGTAGTAAGTACCTTGTTGGCGATGATTGTCCAGTACCAAGCGACAGAGCTAAAATCACCAGTATTATTACCGTCATTATACGAATATCCTTGAACGCTAAAATTACCATTGATTATGGAGTCTCTATTGTCGCCATTAGACGTATAATCATTCTTATCACCTAATATATTATTTACAACTGACAAAGCCATTAAGTCAGAAGAAGTATATCCATATATTCCAGTCTTGTCGTAGTTATTCACGATATTACGGAAATAGCCATTGGCACTACCTCTTATATAATTGGTAAAAGATACATTATTAGATGAATCTTTAACCTGATGAATCATACTCACCACCGTAATCTCATTACTTCCTCCCAGCATCTCCTGCACGGTCTTGGTGGAAGTAATCAGGTCGTCGATTCCGTCGGTGACGAAGGCGCCTTCGAACAGGGGAAGCATTTCTATAGTTACTTCTTCATCTACTGCAAGAGTAGACAAATCAAACCATAATAAGTAATACAAAGAGTTTGTACTAATATCTATTTGAGCTAGTTCTTCTTCGTTTAGTGTTTTTAAGTTAGTATAATTGTCTTCATTAGGATTTAATACAAGTTCTTGTACTCTAACACTTTTATCTTTTCCTTCTGAAATGCTAAGACCGTGTACGTCCCAAATGACAGTTATATTCTTATTACTATTAACTTTAAATGGAATAACATTCGATATAAGCCCTCTAAATGTGCTGTTTTGGAAATACCAAAAATTAGGACCAGTTAATCTTTTTAGAGTAATACTATGCCCATTTCTCGACACAACTACAACACTATCATTGCCTTCTGTATTATACCAATCTAAAGTATTATCAAACTTAGCAAACTCATAACCTCCATAACTGGACATTTTATCATAAGCTGCGTTGCTAATCACAAAGGGATTGTCAGGGTCCACCAAGTTCTTGACAACAGCCCTGTCCGGGTCGTCGTTACTCTTACCGTAGCAGATGCACACAGCTTTTAAGGAGGCTAAGACTTCCGGGTCGATGTAGGGACGGTCGGTACCGGAAGACGAACCACGGGAGGGCGAACCGATTTGGTTTAAGCCGATCCGGTTAAGCCCCACTACATTTAAAGACAACCTGTTAAGCTTCATTGCCGGATTCGGTTACTGTTCCACTTAAAACTTCGCTGTCACTTTCGACGCGGATTGTCTTTGGATAGACCAATGCCGAAAAATCACAGTCTATAGTCGTCCCTGCATTGTACGCAAGACTTCCGGGCAAAACAACGGACTCAAAATTCCCCTCATTTGTCGTCCGTTGAAGGATACTTACCCGACCGTAGTTGTCGCGTTCCAAATGGATGTTGAAATCGGAATTTACCTGAAATTCCGCATACCATACGCTACTGTTCTTTTTGAACTCCAAATTTATTGTTGCCATGATTGTTCCTCCTATTGATTAAAGTTTATAATAAATCCCATCCGGCTTCTATGTCAGCCATAACAGCCGGAACTCCATTCTCAACACGTGAGATGGCAGCAGCAAAAGCGCACATGGTTGCTTTGTCGTTGATGTCCGGAACGTATGTGTTCGGGACTTGCATTTCGCTACATACACGGCTGATATATCCGGCTGTATTGTTTTCGTTCTCCGGTGCCCACCGGTGGATAAAATCTGCCACCGTCTGACAGCCGTGTCTTTTACGGTAGTTTTGCAAGGTTCGGATAAGGGCACGGTAACCCCATTTCATTTCCGTAAACTGGAAGAACGATTTGTCCTCCTGCTTTTCTCTCAATCCCTGCCATTTATCCTTTGTGATCCGGATGTTGCCCGGATTATTATTTCTCAAACCTCTTGGTAAACTCATGTTTATTTCCTCCTATAATATCAATGTTAATACTCCCAACGCCAGACCCACGCAATCACAGATGATGTCTTTAATTGAAAACTCTGTTTTCTTGCAGTACTTGTCGTATACTTCCTTCAGAACGAAGATTACGACGGTTATAATGATTGCTTCCCATAGTGGCGTATATTTCGATAGCCACATAACCAAGTTCTGGCATACTATAATGTGAGCCATTCCGTCTATTCCGATCTTGGATAGAAGCTTGCTGGCTAAGGCGCTGATTTTATTTATTTGATTCATGTATTTCCTCTTTTTCGATTATATCCTTCACATCTTCCTTGTCAACCTTAAACACCTTCTTACCAAACACGCCCAAAGCCCCGATAAGATTGATGTTAATCCCTTTGGGCTTCAGTATATTCCCGACTATCGAGCATCCCTCTATGAAGCATACCAATAAGCAGGAATACACATCTATAGGATATTCATTGTGGCTTGCTACGCTAATCATACAAACCATACAGACGAAAGCGAAGTAAGTGACCATCTTTCCCATAGTGGCACGGATCGCACGTGAGAATCTGACCTTTTCACCCATTAGTATACTTTTTCTTACTCCGAATAGGAGATCACAGAGGATTACAGCACATGAGACAATCAGCCATGGAATCATATTTTGCAATGATTCGGCAACAAATGCAGTGGCTATTGCGGCAAATCCTCCGGTTGTGGTATGTACTATTGCTTCTTTCATACGATACAAGTTAGATAAACGGTTAACAACGAAATTACCTCAATCCAGAACATAGGCTTTCTCTTTATGAAGTCAGAGATGAAATTGCCTGTCCAGTGCTCACTCATGGAGATAGCCATGTACGCAATGAATCCAGCCCATAATAAAAGCCAATACCAACTATTGCAACCTACCCATATCTGGGAAAAAATTAAAGACATGGCGGCACCGATACAGTGAGGAACTTTTTGTTCTGTTTTGAAATTGGGAGATACACCAAGTATAGCCATCCCGACAACCGAAAGGAATACAAGAAACTGACTGTTCTCCGTGCTTGCTTCCAAAGCTGCCGAGAGAAGCAATACACCAGAGCCGATCATACAAAGAGTAAACCAGAACTTATGCATCAGGGCATAGTAAGTATCACTGATAGAATACGGGATTTCCTTCATCTTCTTTATCATTGCAAAGACGTAACCGGCAATGAGAATGAACGACATTAATACTAGTAGAATCATAGCTTTATCTGTTTATTGTTTATAATACAAAATTGAGTTTCTCCGGATAACCGGTTTTATAATTATAGGAATTAACCTCTTCTTTGCTAAGCAAATTTTTCACGGCTGCAATATGAGCCTGTGTAGTATTGTAGCAATCAAGAGCATACAATTCTAATTGGTCAAGCATATCTAAAGCGTCATTTACGGGAATTACATACTTCTCCGCATTGTACCACAAAGTAGTATATACCCGGCCCGCTTCTTTTTCTATGTTTATTGAGTTGACTAATCCTACACGGGTGTCTTTATCCAGCCATATTTGTTTTCCGTCCAGCGTCAAGGAGTTTACAGCATCCGACTTGTCGTAAGCATTGATCTCTGCGATCTTCATCTCTTTCAATTCATCAATGGTATACTCATGCTCAACCAATACTGGGTAACCGCTTTCGTTCTCCTTGATTTCTTTTCCGGATGATTGACCGTCAAGCAATTCCTGCCAGTACTCCACCGATATTTCTACTGCTCCTTCTTGTGGCTCATCGTAAAACCCTTCTTTCCAATACATTTTTCCCATAAAACGTCCTCCTTATTTCCATCTACCTATTGCCATCCAATCCCATGATTCTTGCGATAATCCAGTAGTACCACCACTTGCATAATTTCTATTTAAGTAGAATCTACTAACGGTCTTATTTGTTGCTAAAGGAGAAGCTGAATATATCGCAGAGTCGCTACTAGGTTTGTATACAGTTGCAAATATTTTATATTCAGTATTATAAAAAGATGTAGGCATAGTCACACTATACGGAGCTGTAGACGAACCTCCAACTCTTCCCCATTGTACAAGCAATCCATTATTGAACTTGACATAACCGTTCTGATTGAGATTTACTGTCATTGCGTTAGATAGATCAGCTTTAGCCAAGTTAGGTATCATTGCCAATAGTTCTTCAATCCTAGCTCCCGAATATTGACTGTTATAATCACTCATAGAACTTACTCTTTATAACGTTAAACGTACTACCGTCAGACAGTAGAAACCGTCCTTCGGTCACTGCAAATGCCTGTCTTTTCCCTTCTTGAGATACCGTAGTAGAAACGGAAACCTGATTATTGCCCTTAGTAGTCGAAAACACGACAGTTTGTTGCCTGTCCAGTCCTTCATTGGCAACATCGCTCATTACGCTTGCGGCTCCATTAGGGCCGGGCGTAATGACAATGCTTCCTTCTCCTTCCTTCCAAGGTACAAGTATATCCATTATGCGGCAGTCCAAGAAGTGTTAGACGTAACAGTAACGGAAACAGCTGAACCGTTTTGAGGAATTGTAATTTCTGTTGGGGAAACGGATAGTTTTGCGTCTCCTGCTGCTTGTTTGATTGCAATCTGTACAGCCTGACCACCGTTTGCGGTTACTTTTAATGTTCTTACAATTTCTTCAATGGTTTCATTTGCCGGAAACTCAAGTTCTATGGAGAATGGAAATTCTGCTGTAGCACCTGGGTCACCTGTGATGCTAGCCGCATTATCTGTCTGTGTTCCATTCGCACTATATTTCGCTGGAATGGTAACATCTGATACGCTACCCGCCCATGCAAAGGTCAGCTTTTGAGAATTAGTCTTACCTTCAACGGTGACGGTTCCGGCAGCTTTGGGAGCTGACATTTCCGCTCCGTTATCAAAAGATGCAAACTCGGATTTAGGAGTTTGAGTTACTTTATAAGTTGCAGGAGTAGATACTCCGACACCCGTTATTGTCACCGTACCGGTTCTAGCTGTACGACCTGTATGAGCACTTGCACTGTTTGCAATTGTCCCATTTCCGCTTCCAGTTGAAGGGTTTAAATTTAACCAACTAGGCTTTGCCATAATTCAAATCATTAAGTAATTAAACAATAAAATTTTATTCTTTTGTTGCTGTGGTCCATACCACATTTGACAATACATCTACGTTATCTTCAAAGTTATTGGAGGGCATCAGCCAGATGTAATCAGGATATACTCTCAAATAAGCATCTTTGCCAACATCACAGACAACCCCTACCGACACTTTAATTGAATGGCTGGGATTTACAGAGATATTTATCCCAGACAAAGGAGATGTGCTCACCTTTATTCCTTTCAAGGCTTCTATGTTAACCCGTATGCATCCCATATTACACAATTCTTATTCCGGTTGCCGACTTGTCTACCTCCGGTCTTATTCCTCCTTCATAATCCGTGTCAGGAAGATAAGCCGTGGTTTCTATCCAAATTTCTCCCCTCCCTATGATGTTGGTATCAAGGAAACAAGTGTAGCTGTTCTCATCATTACGTACCATTTCCGACTTCTTGATCGTCTGGGAATTGAGAGTTACAGAGAACTTGCATTCGAAATCTATGTCATCCATTGTCAAGCCCGAAGGTAGTTCAATAGATACTGCTAATTTTATGATCGTTCCTTTTGCTACCATTGTTTTCAACTTGTTTATTCTTCTTGTGATAGAGCATTGATAACCGACAAGCGATCAATAGCCCGCACAAAAAGATTTGCATATTTCTTTAATGAATCAGCCTGTTGAGGAGTTAATTCCACCTCTCCATTTTTATACATTTCTCTTGCAAGTTCAAGCTCTCCAATATCGCCCGTATTTTGATAAATCGCATTGGCAAACTTCTGTGATACATCGATGGTACTCTTGTTCCCTTCGAGATCGGTTAATTCTATTTTTCTGAAATCTATTTTCATAATTATTGCATGATACGTAAATTATTTGCCCGGTTTGGATTTATTTTATCAGTATTTATTTCTGCTGTTATGAAAATCTTAAACTTGTATGGCTCAAGAGTAAAAACTGCTGAATCTTGGAACGTTACCATTATTCTTTTGGAGAAACCAGAAGCATTTATAATGGTCAGCATTTTGCGTTGTGGTGAGTCACAAACATATAGTACATAATTTCCGGTTCCAGCTAAGGATATACAATCAATAGGCTGTCCGGGTTCTGCATACATGTGGTATGTAGTATCTTCTCCATAACTATAGATATGCGCAAAATAGTCCTTATCTGAAACTGCATTAAAAGAAAGTGTTGTCATCTGATAATGTCCGAATTGTCCTCTGCACCATAGATCAGAAGCGTAAAATCTCCATGAGCGACTCTCATCGTAGTTATACCCTTGTTGGTATAAATCACCACCAAACCATGTACTTGCGAAATCTAAACTTAAAGATGCTGGCGGATTAACATCTGGGTTATTAGGGTCTGGGTTTGGTGAACCAAAAGATATTGATCCAACTTCTACCCCTGCCGAATTATTTGCCGTTAGTTTCTTAAATGACCCAATCGCACCTTTAAGATGTGTTACTTCAAGAGTTTCAACATCAATAAACTTTGTCTTTATCTTGCCAGCCTCGATAAATGTCTCTCCGCCTACTGTTATTCCACCGGTTTCAGGTAGGGCAATTTGACCTCCTTTTGTCAATTCAACGGTTGTTACATTATGCTTGATAGCTCCCCCCGTAATCATCCAACCCTCTGTTTTCTCAAGGTTCCCCACGAATATCCCAGAAGTTCCTAATACATCAATTGTCGCATTTTGAGCAAGAAGGACGTTTGTTGCCACGTTTTCGAACTCGCTGAACTCTTCCCACTTCGTTGAGTCAAAAGTGGAAGTAGACGTGTGAGTGATCTTACATAACTTATTCTGACCGTTATAGATTACTGTGTCTATAAATGTCTCATTTCGGTAATACTCGGTATTGGCTTTCCATACTCCACGGGGACGGAGCATTGCACCGGGTAACCCTGTTTTTCCCTGGCTTCCAGTGATGCAAGCCGGATCGCTTTCCCATGTCGAACCATTCGTATAAGTTACCTTTGTTTTAGTCCATAGGTACTTACCATCCTCCCATGCTGGAGACGTGGTAGACCATGCTCCGCCTTCCAATGATGAAGAAGAGGTTGACAGGTAAAACAAAACATCAACGGCACTTATTCCTACGCCATCGTTTCCGCTTGGTCCCTTTCCACCTGTTACACATACCGGATCTGTCTCTGTATATGTATTGTTAGTGTAGGTGATAACTACACGTGTCCAGATGTATTTGCCATCCTGCCATGCCGGAACAGAAGTCTGCCACGATCCACCGGTAGGCGTGCTGTATGATGTAGACAGGTAATATTGTTCGGCAACACTCTTGACTCCGATCCCAGTTTCGCCCGTGGAACCGGTAGAGCAAATCGGGCTGGTTGTTGTTGATGTGCTGTCTGTATATGTAATTACTGATCTAGTCCATATATATTTCCCATTTTCCCATGTCGGAGGCGTTGTGCTCCAAGAGCCACCAACCAAAGAATTAGAAGAAGTAGACAGATAATACTCTTCGACAATGCTTAATATTCCCCTACCATTATCCCCTGTACTACCCTTACCTCCGGTGATACAAGCGGGATTGGTTTCAATAGACGAACCATCTGTATATACCACTTTAGTTTTGCTCCAAATGTATTTCCCATCTACCCAAGTTGGTGAGTTTGTAGACCATGAACCACCGGAAAGGGAGGTTGAAGAACTGGATAGGTAATAAAGGACATCAACGCTCTGTACGCCTTTACCGTCTTTTCCATCTTCGCCTTTTCCCCCTGTAATACAAACAGGATTACTTTCTACAAAGGTGTCGTCTGTATATGTAGTTTTTGTCTTACTCCACATATACTTGCCATTAACCCAAGTGGGAGCAATAGTACTCCATTCTCCACCGATTAACTCGCTAGAAGAGGAGGAAAGATAATAAAAGACATCAACCGATTTAACACCAATACCATTCTCACCAGCTCCACCGGTTACGCTAATTGGATCAGTAGTAGTCGTTGAATCGTCAGTATAAGTAATAACCGAACGTGTCCAGATATATTTACCTTTTTCCCAAGTTGGGGGTGTCGTAATCCAACTTCCCCCTGTTAGTGATGTTTGAGAAGTGGATAAATAATATTGCTCTACGATACTTTTTACTCCTTTTCCTGAAGTTCCATCTTCCCCTTTAGAAATAACCTTCAACCAGTCAGTAGAAGAATCTGACGGCTCCTGCGTAGTCGTAGATTCAATGCAAATCCACGTGCTGCCATTGTGGGTTACTTCGTCGTAATACCAATACGTCCCCGCTTTCCATTCACCTTTGAAAGCCGGAACCGGTACTTCCGTCACACCATCGTTTGAAATCTGTTTGATCGTACCGGTCATGTAGATTCTGTTAAGATATGCACTATGCCCGGTCATATCCATTCCAAACAGTTTCAGGTTAGACAAGTCTCCCAACTGCATGGCAATCATATCCTTTGTGATCTCCCAGTTGTTTACACCTTTAAGGAAACGGATATAATTCTGCGTGGAATAGCTGGACTTCTGGCGTTCTGCATTGGTGAAGTTGCCGTAACAAACAAAGCGCATAGCCTTTTGAGGATGGTAAGTATATCCGTTGCGGAGAACGTATTTAAAAGAACCATTATCTAGCTTTTCGGTGATCCGGAAATAGGTTGTCTGAAAGCCTGTGTCATTGTTAAAGTTAGCCTTGCAAATATCATCCACTTCAACAGCTGCAACCTCTCCCGGTTCAAGCTTCAGGTAAACGATACTGTTCTCTTCGTCCACTGATTCGATTATACCGCCTCCGGGTGCGTTCCATTCCTCACCCGTGATAACTGATACCCGGTTATATCGCAATTCCGGCACTTCAAGGAAATCACGTAGGCGCAACGACTTCGCATCTATATCACCGGCTGGGGTTATCAGCCAGCCAAGTAACTTTTCAGCATAATCAACAGAAGATATATTGCCGGAGAAGGCGGCATTATTGGCTGTAAGCTTATCAAGTACCTTTACAATATTGCTGCTCAATTCTGTTGCAGTCATTGTATCCGTTACAATACCTTTGGTAACGTTAATACCGTTTAGGAATGAAATAAGCCCTAGGGCTGTGTCATCTTTCGTCTTACTTATAGCATAAGCTATAATCTCCTGAAGCACTCTCTTTGCGGAGAATACGTTTCTGTCAGACGGGATTGTCTTGTCATTAACCCCAATAACATACACACTCGTTCCACCGCCTCCAACAGCAGAGCCGGAATAGGTTTGCCCCTTGTAAGTAAGGGAGTCAAGCTTGCTCTCTATCTCACCGATACGGGAATATGAAGCCGTCTCACCGACTGTATAAATCGGGTGATCGTAAGGAATATCCAGCGGCCACTCGAAACCGATTATTCTTGATTGTCTGCCTTCCGGGAAAAATGCCTTATTTATCAGGTTGACTTTAGCCCCGACTTCGTATGTACGAATATTACCCTTATTGTAGATAAAATCAGCATCCATCTCACAATCGTAGGTGGACGGGTCAATCATGGATTTCTTTACGTACTCCTTTGCCTTTTTGAGTAGATCCTGCTCTGCGTCCGGCGATATCTGTTCGGAGATGTATGCGGGATCAAAGCCGTAAAGGATATATGTGTCTGCGGGAACATCATTATCTTCTTCTTTGTGGGCGGCTTGCGGAAATAGTACATCGTCAGGAAGTGCGCGCCCGTAATCCTCATTGCGGACAATTTCAAAGGTTGTACCGGTATTGTCGCTCTCTTTGAGAGTAAGGGCGAAATCCAGTCCGGCAAGTTTTCCCGTTTGGAAAATCAGGTGTAACTCTTCCAGAAGGAAGTCTTTTGTAAAGTTCTTCAGTCCCGTATCTTTGAAGGTATAGATAGGATATTTATTGCCGGTTGGCTTGTCATCAACCTTTTCATCCTCCCAAGTAGGATCAGGAACTACCGTAGTACTACCAATATACTTGGGATATTCATCCTCAAATATAACAATCTCTTCGATTGCCTCCTCTTCCGGCATTTCCACGTTATCCGGATCATCGTAGTTTTCATCTCCGATGTTGATACGTTCACCGGTCGGGCTGTATTTATAAGCGTCTACATAAGAAATACCCTCCGGGAGCATAAGACGTTTTTGAACGACTCCGTTAAGGGTCATTTCTTTATCATCCTTACTGAAGTAGTTATCGGGGACTTTACCGCTTATGATGTTGTTAATGGTGTACTGATTACCTGAAGAGGCGGTTACACCTTCCGGTAGTTGGATAACATTTGAGTTATCTCCAGACAAGAATGTCGGATTATAAATCGCTTGGAAAGTCTGTCCAGCATTTGCACCGGTAAGGAATGTTATAGAGACAGAGTTACCATTGTCACCGTACTTTATATCTTCTTCTTTTAACAGAAAGTTGATTATAGCACTACTTGTTGAAGTTATATACCAAACACTAACCCCAACGTCTATAGAACAGTCTGAAGCTTGCGAAGGAAGGCTGAAACTTACAAGCTTGTCTTTTATTTCGAGAATTTCTTCAGTACCTACCGGTGCGGTTGCATTAACCTGCTCATTCAATAGAGTGATAGTTTCCTCTGTAGAATTTACAGTATAGTTTAATGATGCCCACAATCTGAATATCCCGTTAAATCTTACCCCGGATGACATGATAGTCGAATACTTTATATGAGTAATATTAAACTCATAATTACCTTTTTCCAGAGTTCCTATGTTTGTCTTTTTAACAACGTCGGCTAAATTTGTCTCATTAACAGGAACATTTTCAAATACATAGGCGGCATTTTCGGGGAATGTCAACTTTACCTTATTCTCTATCTTAGAACTAAGAGGGAAATAGCTGTTTTTGAGCGGTCTTGACGTATCGGATATATTACGTCCATTAACCTCTTTTACGTCGAATATCAATTCTTTCCGGTAACTGGAAGGAATGTTACGGGTGGAACCGAAAGCGTAGATACGGGTCGCATAAGTGGTCTGGCTGTCGCTGCGTGTCATGCTGTTGACATTCACATTTTCTGTGTCTGTCAAGTCACCGGCTTTGAAATCAACAGGTGAGCTGTATTCGCAACGTCCGAAGCAAATCTTATGATTCTCTATCCACCATTCACACTCCCATGTCTCCGCCATCTGTGTGAGAGCGTCGATCAGATTTACGTTATCGTAGGAAACGAGTTTGGAAGTGTTTTCTACTGTACTATCAATGTCCCAAGTAAAATCCAGATCCCTGAATTTGTATCCAAGAGCTTTCAGGTTATCCAGAAAAACATCTAAATGCGTGTCAAGGGTAGCGGTAAGATTCCATGCGGCTTCGCGTCCGGTGGTTTCCGGTGTATAGAAAAACTTCTTGTTCTTCCATTTCCAGTAATAAGCATCAAGGCGGAGTTCGTAGTCGTATGCACCTGTAGTTGTATTGTAGGTAGGCTTATACAGGTCTACAAGCTCGAATATCCCCAACTCATTGTCTACGTAGTCGCCTAGTTTGAAATAAACCGGATTGGAAAGGCTAAATAGCAAAGTGATATAATCTTCCTGCATCAAAAGGAAGTGTCTTTTCGAACCCTCATTGATAGGAGTCGAGAAGCGAATGTTGCCGGATATGTCTTTGATGTCTATCATAAGTTTCGTATACCTTCATACGATGTTTGTTGCAAAGATAATAAAAGTGGAATAAACTATGCCACTTAAAACGTTAAATTGTACGATTTTCAGGCGATGGATTATATTCAACTAACTTTAGTGAAAACTTAGCTATGCCTCTCATAAACTGTGTGAACTGATTACATGAGAGATATACTGTACGGTACATAATATTAGGTTGGTACTTTGTTCTAATATTTAATATGCCGGTAGCAAGTTCTTTACAAAAATTGTTGTACTTTTCGAAAAAATCATCTTCATTTTTAGCCGTGAGATGAATGGTCAAAGTAAGATTACGTTCGTCCATTTTAGGATTAGCGGTTATTATACGATTTCCGTGTTCTAATCTTGACTTGTTCTCTATGAACTCCTTATTAGGTGCGGGAGTCATCAATGCTGATAGGGAAGACGTGTCCATACTAATCCCCCAGCTATCGTAGGAATCTTTGTTGTTTATAAAAAGCTCACCTTTAGGCATATTCTTATATTTTATAATGTTTAATATCAACGAGTTGATAAACCTTTAGTGTTGACTTTAACTTCTGAAATATCAGCTCTTATATCATTCAAAAGTTTAGTATATTTAGTAATGTCCTCCAAATAACTATTTGTTATAACGTGCTGATTGAGAATGTTGCTTAATGTCTCATTACCGGCAGATGAGATTCCTATAAGGGAATTAACCCCAACCACAACAGCTATCATTTGATTCTTTATTTCTTCTCCAGCAATTTGTAAAGCAGTGAAACGCCCGGACACCTCATCTATAGAATCTTGGGTGACCGACGCAGATACTTTCTTTGAAGCTTCTTGGGATGAAGAGGAAGAACCTGTATATCCTGTTATTTCAGCAATCTTGTCTCTTTCATTTATCGCGTCTTGGACCATTGCATCGTATTCTTTTCTAGCATCTTCCAACTGTTGCTTAGTAAGTTTTCCTCCATTTTCCTTCATTAGTTTTGCAATGCCATTATACCATTCTCTCAATTCATCATCAAACAACTCTCCCATAGAGAAATTAAGCAGTGCACGTTGCATATATTCGGAGAAATCTTCAGAAAAGCTTTTAGCATCCTTATCCATATCCATTAATGATTCCAAGAAGTTGTCTCTCAAACCATCAAAAGAAATTTGCATCAGAGACTCATTGATTTTCTCTGTTAATTCATCTAATTTTCCTGCTTGGTCGGCATACGCTTCAAGCTTTTCCATTACACGTTCTCCATATCCGCCTTTGCCGGAACTCTTAATTTGCTCATATATATCAGCATTACTAAGAAGCTCTCTCATTTGTTCGGGTGTCAGTCCCCATAACGAGTTAGTACCGGAGAAATTCTTATCCACATTTTCACGAACCCAACGTAGTTGTTCGTCATTCCATTCCATATAATATTGCCAGCTATGATGCGAATTACTGTATCTAGCTTGCTCACGTGCTATTTTGAGAGTATTGTCAATCTGTTCTTTTTGATATTTATATGCTTGTTCGTATGCTGATATAGATTTGGAACCTGCGGACTTATCCATTACATCAGTTAATCGGTCAATCGATTTTTCTAATGTTTCGTTTCGGTCTGTTAATCTGTCGATCGCTTCTTGCACTTCTTTAGCATTGCTTCCGCTAATCTTGTTTATCAGAGAGTCAAATCCGCCAAAGGAAATAGCATTAAAAATATTGCTTACGCCATCCCGTATGGATTTGCCTAATGTGACAAATAAATCACCAGATAAAACATCGCTAAGAATTCCACTAACTGCATTGAATACTGAATCCAGCAAAGTTCCAACAAAATCACTAAGTCCATCCTTAAACACATCAATGATTGATATGATCCAACCGACAATCGGAACTTTATCAAGTTTATCAGCAAACTTTTCCATAGCTCCTCCGGCTCCTTTACCAATTTGCAACAATCCTTCGTAGGCATTTTTAATTCCTCCAGAAGATAACTTCTGTAATCCACTTGTTACATTTTCCATATTAGCCTTTAAAGCTGTTGCGGTGTTAGTTAGGCTTTGTTGCATTTCATTGGCAGCACTTGTTTGAGCTTGTACGTTTATAGATGCTGCATTTGCATTTTGTTGGGCTATCTCAAAAGCATTTTGAGCTGCTTTTTTCTCCTCTTCTGTTCCACTCTTTAGTGCTTTAGTGTAATCATCTTGGGCTTTGGCTAACTTGTCATGAGCCATAGTTTCTTCCTCGATAGCAGCAAGACGATTTTGTTCAGCTAGTTGATATGCTTTTATGTCTTGACCTAACTTCTTGAAGTTTAAACCACCAGCTCCGCCTAAAGATTGCTCCATTTGGTTGATGGCATCAATCAATGCTTTTTGGCTGTCTTGGTCTGAACTTTTAAACTTATCTGTTTGGACGTATTTCTTTGCTTCTTCAAGTGCCGGTTTAATCATATCATTAAACATGCTCCCAAATTCACCAAATACAGTAACCCAATCTATATTGGCTTTTATAGCTTCGGTTTCCTTGTTTTGGATGGCAACGTCACGTTGCTTTTCTAATAACTTAACTTGCGCACTATTTACTCCATTTTCTTCTTGTACTTTTTTTATCTTTTCAGCATATTCCTGCGCTATAGCAAATTTCTGTTGCTGGAATGTTCCATATTCTTTCAAATAATCATTTAAAGCCTGTTGTTCGGCTTTAAGTTGTTCCTTGGTTATATCAGCAATTGCTTTGTCTCTCTTGTTTTCAGCGTTTGTATAACGATCGGAAATCTCGATAGATTGTTCCGAGGTTAATTTCCCCTTTTGCTTTTCTGATAATTCTTTTTCTTGTTTCTTGATGGCGTCAAGTTCCTTTTGATAGTCAAGATCAATCTGTTTCAGCTTTTTCTCTGTGCCTTCCTTCATAAGATTGATTTCCGCTTGTTGATTTTGGCGACGAAGCGACAAAAGTTCTTCGGCTGTCTTTTGTTGTTCTTTTTTTTGCTTATTAGCTGCGGATTCTCGCTTGGAAGAAGAGTCATAGACTTTTAATTCTTTTTCTGCCTCTTTTAGCTTCTTAGTGTTATCTTTATAGGATTTTATAACGGAAGCGTCAATTCCTTCAAACTTACCAGCATCCAACAATTTTTTTTGAGAAGATGCTATAGAATTTAAGGCATCTTCAGCTTCTTTCTTTTGACCTTCCCAATACTTCTTATTGAATATAACAGGTTTCTCGGACTCTTTTTTAGCTTGCTCATCAGCTTTTTCAAAATCTTCTAAAGCTTTTGTGTAAATCTCAAGTTCTTTTTTAGCGGCAGCTAAATCTTCTTTTAGTGCACCAGTATATCCCCCTCTGTTTGTAGTTCTGATTATACTATTTTCTAGGCCTTGTACTTTTTGTTGTGACATTACAACTTTGGTCTTTAAACCAATACGTTGTTGGCGCAACATTTCATCTGTTTCCAGTTTGATTAATTCGGCATTTGTTTTTCTTTTTGCTGTTTCCCAATCCATATTTTGAAAAACTTCAGGCATTAAACGCTGTAATTGGCGATATGCGATGAAGCGTTCTTCTATAGATTTGGATTCATTACTTAGAATATTGGAAAGTTCTCCTGCTTTATTTTTCAGATCGTCGTAGTGGCTTTTTTGAGCTTCAAGAGCATTATTTGTTTCACGGATGGCTTTTTCTGTCTCACTTTCTGCAGTGGCAAGTTTATAAATGCCGTATGCCAATCCCGCGATAGCAGCAGCTGCTAATACATAGGGATTTTTCAGCATTGATAAATTCAATGCATCTTGCGCTTTTTTTGTCAAGACTAACCATCCATAGTGAGCTGCTTCTTTAGCTGTTAAAGCTGTAATACCTGATGCTTGTAAAGCTTGCAAGGCATTAGTTACCATTAAAGCGGTGCGATATGCCCCGTAGGTCCCTACGATTTCTATTAATATTCGTCCTACTTTCTCATAGTTTTCAACAAGATAGGAAACTCCGGATAAAGCATCATTAATAATACCTTCATTAGCTTTCCCTATTTCATTAAACATGGTAGAAATTGCATCCTCTATATTGGAAATCTGACCAGTGATTGTCTTGGACTGTTCTTGCATAAGGTTGTAGAACATTCCTCCTTCATTTGTAAGGTTTTGGATGACTTTCTGGACTTCCGGGAAACCCACTTTTCCTGCTTCAACTAAACTTTTTACTTCTCCTTCGGCTACTCCGAACACTTTTGCCAATTCGCGAATCATAGGAATACCACGCCCTGTGAATTGATTCAGGTCTTGTGTATATAGACGACCTTGGGTCATAGTAGTACCATAAAGATAAACGATGTCTCCGAGAGGTTGAGATAGACCGGCAGCAATGTTTCCTAAACGTATTAAATCGTCATTTACGTTTTCAACATTTTCTCCATAAGCAAGAAGTTGTTTAGCTCCATTTGCTACGCCTTGAAGGTCGAATGGGGTAGTGGCTGCTGTCTTTACAAGTTGCTGCATGAGGGCATTTGCCTTATCTTCACTGCCAAGCATTGTTCTAAATGCGACTTCTAGCTGTTGGAATTCTCCGCGAACCTTCGCAATATTTGAGATTAATTCTTTAGCGGTAAAACCTGCTCCAAAGGCGGCAGCAGCTTTAGTCATACGGTTAAACAAATCTTCAATGCCTAGCCCGCTTTGTTCTATTTGTTTGGAAGCGTTTTTTACTCCGTTTTCACACTCGTGTAGTTTGCGTATAAAGTTGGAGTTGTCACCGGTAATATCGAAGTGTAATCCAGCCATAAGTCTTTTCGATAGAAATAGTTCCGTGCAACATCACACGGCATTGCAAATATACAAAATATGCTTCTTTGTAGTGCTATATTTGTTATTAAAACATCCTTAAAAGTTTATTTTTTTATCTTTAATTTTGTTTGCGTAGATATATTAAATATATTTGCACATATACAACAATATAAATAGAGCAATGGATTTTAAAGATAAAATCATGCAGCTATCTGACAATATAAAGAAACAGAAAGATAGGATAGCTACAGAAGAAGCAACAAAAAATGCTTTCATTATGCCAATGATAGCTGCTTTAGACTATGATGTTTTTAATCCCTTTGAGGTTGTGCCTGAAATGGATTGCGACTTAGTAAAGAAGAAAGGGGAGAAGATAGATTATGCTATAATGAAGGATGAAAATCCGATTCTTCTTATTGAGTGCAAACATTGTAAACAAGATTTAAACTTGCATGATACTCAATTACAAAAGTATTTTGTCGCTTCTAATGCACGTTTCGGAGTGCTTACTAATGGTATAGAATATCGTTTTTATACTGATCTGGAAAAGGTAAACATTATGGATGAGAAACCTTTTCTTGTTGTGAATATGCTGGAACTTTCGGATACAGATATAGAACAGTTGAAGAAATTTCACAAATCTTATTACAATGAAAATGATATTTTAAGTACTGCAAACGAACTTAAATACACGACAGAAATAAAGAAAATATTGAATAGTGAATTTGTTTCACCGTCATCAGATTTTGTGAAATTCTTTGCTAAACAGATATACACAACAGGGCAAATAACCCAGAAAGTTGTTGAGATGTTCACGCCACTTGTGAAGAAATCAATGTCTAGTGTTGTCAATGACATAATATCTGACAGACTTAATACGGCAATGAAGAACGATGAGCAGGCTGATGATGCAGTTTTCGAAGAGGAAAGTTTGCCAGATTCCCCCCGACAAGATATAGGCGATAAACTACCGGAAGGAGTTGTGTACATGGACAAGGACTCCGGTATTATAACTACACAGGAAGAATTGGACGCCTACAATATTGTGAGGAGTATCTTAAGAAAAAGCATAGATGCCGCACGTATAACTTATAAAGACTATAAAACATATTTCGTTGTTAATCTCGATAGCAGCGAATGGTTCTGGATATGCCGCATTTCCATTGGTGCAAGAAAGAAACGAATTGGGATACCAGTAGACAGGTACAAAAGCTGCGACTGGATTCAAATTGATAGCATAGATGACATATTCAAATATGCGGATAGACTTGAAGAATCACTTAAAATGGCAATAGAAAAGTTGTGAAAATTAAAACTCAATAATTATGAAGAAGAAAATTTTATTCTTACTAGCAGTGTTTGTGTATTCAATAATGGGGTTTGCTCAAGAAAAGAAAGAAGTCATCATTAAAGCTGGTACTGTTGTTCCTTTGGAAGCCATAAGTAATGTTAGAGCCTCTCAAGTACATGAAGGACAGAATATCGATTTTAAAGTTTCTAGGGATGTTATTGTAGATAAAATAGTAGCTATTCCAGCTGGCACTATAGCTAAGGGGATAGTGTATGAAGCAAAAAGATCGGCATGGTTTGGAACCAAAGGAAGATTAGGTATTAAACTACGTTATTTAACTCTTCCATCTGGAGATAATGTCAACTTTTCATCCTCTGAAGTATATATAACAGGGAAAAACAGAACTCCATTATCTGTTGTTATATTTTGTTGTACTTGCATTCCTCTTCCTTGTGGATCTAAAGCTGAAATGAAAATAGGTTATGAGTTTGATGCATCAGTAGCTAACAATACTACAATAACTTTAGAGTAATTATTTTAAAATTGTTCAGTTTTACCAATAAATCACGAGGATTTTTATATAACCCTCGTGATTTTTTTGCCTTCTATTTTTGCTTTTTGTTCTATTTGTCGTATTTAGTCCCATCTCATAGCTTTTATCTTTTCCATGTTTTTCGGGTCGTCTGCATTAACAAATGTCCTGTCATTGGAAATACGGGCTTCTTTCTTTTCTTCGTCAGTAAGATATACGGAAGTAATAGCATCTGCCATCAGCATTTGAAGGAATGAAAAACTAATTTCCCACACAATCTGCTGTGGAGTCATGTTGAGTTTTTCACATGCTGGTAATATCAAAGAACCAAATATGCTTTTACCGCCAAAAGTGATGGAATTGCCTTTCTTGTTTTTTATCATTGAAACCTTAGCTAGTTCTTTACGTTCTCGGTCAATTCCGAAATATTTGATAAACTCATCCGTGTTATCTTTAGTAAGAACCATAACAAGAAGTTGAGCCATTTCTTCATTTGAAAGATTTTTCCTCAAGAACTGACATCTGCCATTTACAATTCTGTCATTAAATAGTTCTTCTTTCTTGTTGAGTGTGTGATAAGATAGTAGTCGGCAAACAATCTCTTTTTTTTCTTGGCATAATCTTAATGCTTCCATATATGGGTTTGCTTTAATAATATCAGCCTTCATATCAAGACTTTCAATGAGCCTTGAAAGTAGATATGTTTTGCCTAACGTTATTGGATATAGATAAAAATGCCGCTTATTAACCCGAAAGCCGTATGGTCTTTCCATTATGGTATCAGCGATATTCATTTCTATTATTTTTCTATTTTCGACCATATACTATTACTTTTAGAAAATAAAATGGCTATCTTCACAGACTGCCAATTTCAGACATGAAAACAAATCAACTCATGATTTTTAGAGCGGATTGATGGGCTTGCACCATCCCCTTCACTCTGGTAGAGCGACGCACGCCTGTGTGTGCTTAATCCGCAAGTGTGCATCCACCTAATAGATGCACTATTCTCTATAAAAACTATACCTATTGCAGCCTATTAGCCTATGCTTAGCCTATGCCGGAATTCGGAGCGACTTCAAACTTGTCTCCATCACCATCTTCGTCATCCGGGTCACATTCAATTTTTGTAATAGGCGATCCTGTTGTAGGAGTAACAATAATTTTACCCCATTGGACTTGATTCTTATCAGCAGCAGATTTTAAGGCATCAAATGTATATGCCCAAACACCACCATCGGCACTGGTAAACGTGTCTTCAACTGATACCGTTGTCTTTTCCATGCAAAATCCGGGAACTTCAGGATCTTCCGGTTGTAGCGCAACAGCATAATTGTGAGCAACTACTCCATCACTGTCGCTGATAGGTCTTTTGCGCCCTTTTGCCGCACGTATGTTGAGTACTAGGGCATAGGTGTTTTTACCATACTTGACGTCTTCATTTTCTCCGCCTTCAATTTTGGCTTCTTGCTTGTCGCCTTTTGTTGTTGTCAACTGTGTGGAATCTTCCACAGGTGTAGGAAGCTCTTCCCATTTGGGTGAAGTAGCATCCAGGTCTTTTACGAAAATTCGGGGTTTACCCCATCCGATTACTGCCATAGTTCTATATCACTTAATATAGTTAATACTTATTCGTTATTTATTTCAATATACAGTTTGTTATTGATGAAATGCTCGGTATGTCCGTCTTCAAAAGGAATGCCTGTGGAATTAGTTTTCTGACTGCATTTTGAAGGAACTGTATGATACTCATCTTTGCGTATAAAAACAAGGAACTTGCATAATTCACATAGTTCACCTACGCGTTGAGTATTCTTTTCCCACGATTTTGTTTCTTCATTCCATTGGTCACTGACATATATATTGACATTAACATAAGCTCTCTGGATCTGACCGCATCCCTCATTAGCAAGAACAGATATAACTATATCTTCCTTATCTGATTTATTGGGTCTTCCTCTGTCACTCAATTTACCAGAAACATTCTGTTCAAGGCTTGTTCCCTTAATCTTGTGGTAAACGAACTTCTGTATTTCAATGTCTGATTTCATTATTTAGCAATCTGTCTTTTTAGCTTTTCAAGCATTTGAGGAATTTTGTCTGTCGCCCATAATTCCGTTGATGCAAGTACGTCTTTATTATCCATCGCTTCTACATATTCAGCGTAATTCATTCCGGCAACAATGACAAGTACATAATCATTAGAATACCTTTTTATGAGTTCTTCGGCAAGGTCTTTCCCGGCTTTTGCACCTTCCTGACCTCCGGCTTTGACACGTGCTGTAAATGAAACTTTTTTGCCATCTTTAGTAACATATTCAACTTGTTTTGTATGGGCTGCTTTCCCCATGCTACTGTCAAAACCGTAGCTTGAAACTATGTTGCCATTATGGGAAATAATATATCCAACAGAACTTCTAAGATTACCGGACTGGTCAAACCAGCTCTTTTCTCCGGGACGATCTCGAATTCTTCGTACACATTGCTCTCCAAGATAAGCTAAAGCACGTATTGTTAGTGTTTCTACGCGTTCCGCTTCTTTCATTAAAGCCTTATGTATTTCGTCCAGCTTGCCGGATAATTTTATTCCCATATTTTAAACCCAAATTTTACACTGAAGTTGGTAACGATGGAAACCTTTTACTTCAAATTCTCTTTCAATTCCTCCGAGCAGATTTATTTTAACCCTGTCTCCAATAGTAAAGGTCTGACAATTACTTGGAAGACAAACCGTATATGAATAGCTTCTTACAACACCGTCTTCAAACTCCCTTTCTTCTGCCTTTCCGGAAGGTACTGCATCACAAGGGATTGAGCCCTTCCATTCAGATGAACCGGGATGATAATTTCCATTTTCATCTTCATAGCCAGGTACAGCCACTAGATATTGTAAACGATGTGGATTTCTATTTGCTACTGCCATACTACAACAAACAATCACCCACATATACCATTGGTTTTGCTTCCAGTTCTACTGAAGGCTCACCAATAGTATTGTAGATGGAGTTAACACGTAATAGTATTCGTTCTTTGTCTTTATCAGACAAAGCCCCGAAGGACTTGTCTGCTTCAGAGAAATTGATAGCCTGAACCAAAGACCAAAGACAATCAGCTAGAGCTCCCTGATATTCGTTAGAATGAGCTATGTCGTAATTAAACTCATCATCACCATTGAGATTACGTTTAATCATCACATTCTCTACAAAACCGATAGGGATCGGATAATGTATTTCGTCTATGAGGGCTTGCTGAATTGTCTTCATGGTTTACGATGCTTTATGAGATTCAACCGCCTTTTTCAATGCTTCTTCGTCTGCGTCACTTAATCTGTTGACTGCTGCGATTAGTTTATCATCGGAAACGGTGGAAGTAAGTTTCTTGCCTGCAATCTTGTTATATTCCGTCACAAACTCCGGCTTTTTGTAAGTTGCTCCCCAAATTGTAATCTTAACATCAGAAGTATCTTTCTCTTCTTCTGTTGTGTCTACTGTTTGGGCTTCCAGTATATCCAAAGAATAGATTTGATCTACGTTTTCGATAACCGGTAAGCAGATAGCCTGTCCGTTTGTAAATTCCTGCAGCGGGTCTGTTTTAGAGTAGCGGCTAATCAACTTATATTCGTCAATAGTAGTATATTCCACTCCATTAACGGGATTAGTTGCTTCAGCCAAAGTTCCCCATACAAAAGAACCTACATTATCAGCGGAAGGGAGGAATATAAGTTTGTTTGCATTCCACGGCTTATAAGAAACCCTTTTCCCATTCTTCTCATAGGTAACAGAACGGTCAACTTTCAAGAACGAAATGCCACCATATTGATCCGAAAACGCTTCGTCAAATAAAGTAGATGTAGGAACCGGAAGTTTAGTATCATTATCAAAGGTTTGACCACGATAATTTGCGGCTAGTTCTTTAGCCCATTGAGATTGACGCATTTTGTTATATGTAGATAAAGCCAGCATAATAACTGAAATACTGTTACCGTCATCGTTAGCTTTACTTATAACTCTTTCAATATCATCTCCTGTAACTTCACCGGTAGTAACAACCCCAAAGCTATGTTCTGGTAAATAACCATAATCAACACGGAGACCTATACCAGTATTTTTATCATCGTCACCCTCAACAATAATGACACCATCGGATAGTCCTGTAAGGAAATTTGCTTCATTTCTCTCATCAATACCAATAGAGCAAGCTGTTCCATCGTCTAACATACGAGTGATTATGCGGTTAAGAACAGATTTCTTAGCTGCATCCGTGCTGGCGTTGGATAAATGAGCTCTCATAATGTTGATAGCATTAATTTGGGTCTCTCTTAGAATCTTTTTAATTCCAATCTTAGGCAATTCTCCGTTTGACCGTGCGATAGAATCTCGCTTTTTAGGTGAAAGCGGAGAGTCCATAGCCACCATATCAGCAGCGACATACGTAGTATTGGCAGATGTGCCTTCCCATTTCTGATCGGGGGAGTACACTTTAGTAAGCATCGTTTTGTGAAGATAGGTCAATGTCTTGTTTGTATCATTGATCTTTTCTTTCACATACAGGCTTAATTTAGGCCATATTCTTCTTACAAATTCAATAAACAATGATTCATTCATCTTTCACCTCCTTTTAATCGTGTAAAAAAACGAGTTGCGGCAATGCCGTTTTTAATGCAGCTTTGATGCTGTCAACGGAATAAGGACTTGCCACATCATTAACTTCACCAGCATACATAATGCCTACAAATGGTTTGTCGGCAGGTTTTGAACAAACAACTACGCCAACATATTCATGATTGGATGGTAATGAATCGTAAGCTGTACCTGCTGAATTAACAGGCATCGGCTTATAAGTATCGTTCTCTGTATCGCGGATAACGATGTGGCCGGCTTTGATTACAGACTGCTTAAATCCAGTCATGTCTAATGTCCGCCCATTCATAATTCCGCCCAAATAGTTACGAATAACAATCGAATCCATTCCGGTTAGGATTGTTTCTTGTTCGTTGACTAAATCAGCTTTTGCACCCATTTTTAATTTGTTTTTGATTAAAGGCCTTTAGCTATTGCTATGACCTCTTCGTCAGTTAATACTTCATTCTTTTCTTGCTTCTTACTTCCTGCACCTGGAGGATTGCCTAGGCTGGATAGCCCTGCGTCGGCACGTTCTTGGTTGTAAGATTTCAAATCTTCCTCAACTTCGGAATAGAATTCCTCAAACTCTTCATCATTTTCAAACTTCATTTTATTGAAGGATTTTAATGTGCGAGTTCCGAATGTACCAGCATCTTTTAAAAGGGATTCAAGTTTTTCTCTACGTGTAGTGGTTACTTTTTCACCTTTTAATGCTGCAATTTCATCATTCAGTATTTGTACTGTCTGAACCAAACCTTTAGCCCATTCAGGGGCATCATCATTCTTTCCTTTGTTTTGGGGATTTTTTTTGTTTGAACCCGGCTGGCGATTAGTGGAATTTGATGACTCATCGTCATCGTCGTCATCGGTTTCATCGTCGTCATTCTTTTTACGGTTTTCTTCGATTACTCGATTTGCAAAAGACTGGCTGACTTGTAGGTAGGGGAGAACCGCATCAATAGCTGTATCAATTTCTGCGTTTACGTCCTCATCGGAGGCATCGTCTGTGGAAGTTAGATTGTCGGCAATCTTGGCAGCGACACTCATCAATTCCTTTTTATTGAACCCGAACGCCTTCACTTTCGGTTTCAATCTCAACAATACTTGTTGTTTTCTGTCCATTGTACAATGTTTTGGTTACTAAAATAGTCTGCGAAGTACGTATACCAGCAGACTATTCGCTTAGAACTTTACCAAACAATAGAGCAATGAGTTTTTACGACAAGTTCTGTGGCGTACGTCTTCATACGCATCTGATACAAAAGTAGTAAAAGTGGCGTAAACTCAATCATTTTTAGTGTTAAAGTATATAAAAAGTAAATGTTTGGATTTGCCTGAATGAAAGGCATTTAATTAGGCTATTCCTTTAGGTATCTATATGCTTTTAGGTATTTGTTTAATCTGTAAATATCTTTCTCTGTAAGTTCGTTCAAACGTGTTATATCCATGTTGTCTTCCAAGTCATGCAATTTAACTTGTCTTCCTATAGGGTTAAGCTTAGAACGTTTTATAAAATCTTCGTAACTTTCTCCTTTATTACGAGTAACTGAAATAATAGCATCAACAATATATTGTGGGAATCCTCCCATTAGTAAAAAATCAGCGGTAACTTCAGTATCTTCTATCGTATCATGCAGCAAAGCAACAATCCTTTCGTTATCTGTAGAACATTTATTTGCGACGCGGATAGGATGAAGTATATAAGGCATTCCTGCTTTGTCAACTTGATAAATATGCGCATCTGTTGCTATATGAAGCGCTTTCTCTAATAAAGTACTAATATCTGTCATATTCTGATTTTGAAATTTCTTTTCCGCCAAGAATTATATTACAAACTGTTTCATTGGATTGTGGAATTTCTATCTCGTTACGCCCACGATGTTTTATATACGATTTTGTTTGACCGTTATCGAGATGTAAACGGATAACTGCTTCCTCAAAATCGTCAAGTAAATAAACCGTTTCACCTGACTGTAATTTATTATATAATTCCTTTTGGTTCATTTTTATATGTAAAGATAGTGATTTTTATTGGAAATGACTATAATATTCAATTGATTTTTCAGCTATTTTTTGTGCCTTTTTATCAGCTTTGTCTAATACTCGCCATTCTTCATAATATTTATGTCCTAATCCTCCTTCCATACCTGTTTGCTTCTGTATTTCTTTCCAACGTTTTTCTCCAAGAATTCTTTTTGCGTCTTCCGGCTTTTCTTTGGCATAAATCATACGTTCTGTATTAACTTGAATTTCGGCAATTAATCCGTTAGATGTTTGGATATTGACTATATTGCCACTATATCCCATAAAGGATTCCGGTTTTTGCCTTTTCAGTCGTACAAACGAATCGCTTTCAGACAGTTCGTTTAATACTTGATCTATTTGTGATCTGGGGACTATAATTGTCGTCCTAACTGCGTCTTTTATATCGTATGGAGTTATACCTTCCGTTGTAACCTTTCTTGTTATTGATGAGATGCTTTTGTAATTGATTGGCGTTACAAATCCTTTATTCTTTTTAGCTATGGATTCCGCTAAACTTTGTACCTCATTCCCGACTAAAGAAGCACGATTAACAAGCTCTTTAGCTGAATTCTCGGTATTTATATTTTGAACAATTGATTTGTTATCTCTCAAAAAATAAGGTAGGGTGTTTCTTTTCTGGGCTTTCTCGATCTTTTGATGGTTTTCGAGTACCCATTTTTTGAATTCGTCAGGAACATCCTTTACTTCATTTATACTTTCTGTGGAAACATCGCTTCGTCCATCCCATTCCCAGAATTCTTCTTCTGTTTTGAGGATAGGAACTTTATAACATAAATCATTCGGATGCCATCCTGTCCAGGTGAAGTCTTTAGGATATTTACCGGCAAGTGTGTCACAAATGTCTCCATGTGGCATACGACTATGATGAGAAGAACTTAGTTTTATTTCATATCCGACTACGAAATCCATTTGTTTCCATCTTTCGTTTTCGGCTGTTCTATAAGCCATGTTTATTTCTGAACGAGCTAGACGTATGGAACGATACTCACAATCTTGTATATGTTCAGCACTGCCATATCTGTCTTTGTAATCTTTTTGCAGTAATGGGAAATCAAGAAGATACTTACTTATTTGCTTACTCAACGTAACAGCACTGGTTCCTTTTTGAATAGCGCATGAGATCGCAGCCTCCAGTTCTTCTTTGTAGATCATAGATTGCTGCCAGAGTTTTGCAGATATATTGAATCCTTTATCTTTTCGGTTCTGGAATGCTTTCAAAGCACCTGAATTTGTTTGATACAAAACTTTATATTTCTCTCTGTCAACTTGGGCGTTATAAGCTATTAATACTTTGTTTGCTATTAAATCCTGTGCTTCATTACTGTTCTTCCATTCTTCGGTAGTACCGCGATAGATAGTTGCGTTTATATCCTCTACAAAGTGCTTCTGTATATCGTCAATTTGCTTTTTAGTTTGAGGGTAGTCAGACCATTTAAACGGCTTATCGCTATCAGGGGAATATTTAGTACGTGAAACGGCTTTGGCAGCTTCCAAATTCAGGGTGTCGTATATTTGCTCAACGAGGGCTACATATCTGTTTAATCTCCCGTTGAGTTCTTGGTACTTCTTTTTCTGATTTGGAATCTTGGGTTTTGCCATTATTTCATTTGCTTTTTCTTATCCTTATCGTCGGTAGGGTAGAGGTGGTGTTTTACTATAATCTTACCACAGATAGGACAATCCTGTACTACGTATTCCACTGTAACTACTCTAGTATGCTTTTTCATATTTATTCCTCCGAAATTCTATCAGGTGCTGGCATCTCCAATAATCGGATAGCTTTAATTGTTTCCTTTCCCTCCAATATCGCTTTACATAAACGATGGTAGCCATCAGCAATTTGACCTACTTCGTCAAGGATAATAGGATATTCAAGAGAACATTGATTCACCCGTTTGCATTGAAAAATGAAACTGTGAAGCTGATTACATTCAAATGGTTCAGCTGTAAGGTCTATATTCCATAGTGGCATATCAAGCACTGGATATTCTTTTGCCTTAGCAAAATCGTAGAGTGTTTGAGCTTTCCAGATCTTGTCTCCACGATGATATTCACTTTCGCTAAAAGTTATGTTATCTATAGGAACCTGCATATTATTCTTTTTTTATATATACTTTGATTTCACCGGTAACACGGAGTTCATCACCAATTTTCTCAACGGAGTATTCTATTAATCCTCTTTGATTGATCGAACTTACAATTGATTGGCGAACTTCATCCTTTACTTCTTTGATGAACATTTCATCTGATTTTCGATTAGACCAACCTTCATCAAGTTTCTTCTTTTTCCGGTAATCCTTGATTTCTTTTTTAGTTCGGGCAAGGCAGATACCAAGCTTCTTTGCTTCGTAGTTATCAACTCGTTCAATACTACTCAATCTTTCTTGTGGATTGATTTTTTCTGCTAATCTAATAAGCCAGTTTGATATTTTTGTCTTCATGATTTTAAGTTTTAAGCCAGCAGCGTAAACATCTGCTTACGCTGCTTTAACCTTTTCTACAGCTTGGCAGATAGGCTATTGTACAATTTCCCAGTCTTCTGCAAACACATCACTGATGGATGGTACCCACGAATCAGCACGTCCCGTATTCTCGTTATAGATAAGGCATTGACTTGTATAGTCAATAAAACCTTTTCCTTTCAGAATAAGGTCTTTTGCTGATTGAGGAAGCGATTGCATCTTGGGAATGGTATCGCTTTCAATATGTGCAGGCACTTGCTTGAATACCGTCAGGCCTTTGCCGTTCCAGCCGTTTCTACGGATAGCCCCACCTTGCTTCAAAACTTCGATAGCATCACCGAAACACATAGGAGTTTCTTTCTTGACTTCTCGATATGATTCTTCAAACAGTTCTTTGGGTGACCAACTTTCATAGCCATATTCAGTACGAGTGTGATATCCGAGCTTGCAAGATTCATGCTCTCCTATTTCACTTTTTACCAAACCTTTACGGTAAGCTTCGCCTAATGTCATAGGTTTTGCTTCAATCTGTTTTGTGCTAATGTACTTTTTCATGATAGTGTATTTATTTACAAATCAAACATCTTCCTCTTCATAAGCCATCTTTGCACTCATGACACCAACCGAACTTAGCATCCTGATAGAAAGCCCCTTTTGTACGTCAAGCTCAAAAATTATGTTGTCATTGAATTGAGCGGCAGGGTATTGATACAATAGCGCATAATCCATTCCTTCCAGCTTTGCGTATATACTAAGTGTGCCACTCTTCTCTCTGTCTATCTGCATTACACATTTTCCAACAGAAGTAAACTCACAGGAATAGCCCTGTTTTTCTTTACTAAATTCTAGTACATCAGTTTTTGCCATAATATTTATATTTTAGATTATTATTCCGGTTCTTCGAATATATTGCTTATCCTGCTTCTGGAAGCATCTGCATCTTCTTTTTGGATTTGGGCAAGAGTTTCTTGTGGATCAGTAGAGATACCTAAGTTCTTGATGGCCTCTAATTGGCTGACAACTGCTTTTCCACCACTTGCTGTAACCCATTTTTCTATTTCTGACTTTTCATCATTTTGGATAAACGGAGTTATGATGTGCTCAACCTCAACATTGTCTACTTCATTTTTCCAAGAAACATTCATCATTTTTAGAAAGGCTTTGATTACGCTACATTCACGTTCAAATGCTTCTATCCATGCACCACTTTCATCTCCAACCTTTAAATGAGCGTCAGTAAGTAAAGTCTGCCTTGCATCAAATCCGATATTGCCAAGAGACTTCATGTTTTCGAAGGAAATATCCGGCATTTGTGATTGTGACCAGAACAACTTAACAAGGGTATCGACATGATATTTTAACGCCTCGATAGATTGTGCCCATGAAACATAGGACACGTCCCCGTTTTGTTCTACTCGGTAAACTCTACGGCTTTCTCCTTTATCTTCTCCTCCTTTTATGCCACCTGCTATTTTTAGGATAGGAGCGGAGTTATATGCTATGACATCGCTATTGCGTGAAAGGGTATATTCGATTTCTTTTCTGATATAGGAAAGACCGTGATAAATGGGAACAGGACGATAAACGTATACTCCGGGTATTTTCAGAATAACGACCGGCTCTGATTTAACTAATTCCCAACCGTTTCCCTGTTGTTTCCATTTATAATGAATGTTTGCCGTGTATGTCTCGAAATACGTAACTTCTTCATTTTTGACCTTTTTTGTGTATTCAAAAGACATTGCGATCATATCGCCAAGCTCATCAAGTAGAGGGTATAAGCTAACACCGTCCATTGGTGAGTAGGTTTTGCATTTTAGCTTATATTTACTTTTAAAGCCGTATAGAGTGTTGGGATTCTCAACTGTGTACCAAATGGTGAACACTTCGCATGAAGCAAAGTAAGCATTGCCTCGCTTAATATTCTCACTGTCAATACGGGCATACTTATATATCGCTTCAATCGCTTTCGCAATACTTTGGCGGGTTTCATTGTCTTCTATATTGTGATATACACGTTTAACCGGGATAGCGAACATGAATTCAGTCATTCGCTTGGTGAGGAGTTTTTCAAGTCCGATGTAGATACGGGAAGCTTTTTCTGTATCTCCATTAGATCGGATCTTATCTTTACGGGTAACTGTGTCAGATACTATATCATGTTCTGTTGGTTCGTAGTCTTTGAGAAGTTTATCCCATGAGGGGACTGTTACAGACTTTTCTTTCAAATCGTTGATTATGTTATCAACGGGCCGCGTACTGTCTAAGATAGAGGTGATTTCGTCCATTTGAGTAGAATATTACTTAATATTCGTTTTTACTTGGTGCAAATATAATAAAAGTCGCGTAATTTATATCACTTTTATTTATAAATATCCAACTAATTTGATAGCTTCATGCATGTAATAAGGGAAATTAATGACAGCAATCTCACCAGAATATCCACAACGCCATAATTCAGCCTGCCAATCTTGTATATCATCACGTTCATCAATATTGTACTTCTTCATTAAATCTCTCATGATAGCGCAATCCTCATATCTTTCCATAACTTTAGCAGAAGAATAAAGATTGAGTAAGACGTATTCTCCATAAAGGAGGAGTACTTTTTCAAATATATTAAACCGATTTTGTGTCATATATATTTTTCATTACTTATATTTTCTAAAATCTATTTAGTGTCGATGCTTTGTCAGCCCCGAATGATAATTCACCGTTCTTGAACTGATATACAATAATTCGACCGATTACCGTGTTATGTCGGTATATCTTTACTTCTCGATTTTCAGCTATTAGTGTCATAGTCATTTCTTTTATAGTTACCACTTTTTTACCAGTTCTCTCAGTTCATCATACTTGCCATTGATAAGTAATTCAACTTCACGATGAAAGTTTATATCAGTCAAACGAAACTCTATCAAAGCGCGCTTGTAAACATCGCCTTTTTGATGAGCGTTGATTAAACGCATCATCTGTACATTATCCAAACCGTAACCGTTTTTACGATTGAGATTCACAGCTTTTCTTTTATCGCTTTCTCTTAGTTCTATTGTTGCCATATTCTTTATATTTTTAGTTATTTATTTAGAAATCACAAGACCACGAATACTCTTTCTTCAGTTTATCCAGTGCCTTATCAGTTACATAATAGACATAGCCACCACAATTCGCACGACTAATTGAACGGCTTTCTTTTAGCTCTACGGGCTTATTAAAGCTAATTGCACTTCTGTAACCACATGAGATAATAAGAAAGTCAACATTTTTCTTATATACATCTAAAGATGTTTCTTTGTATTCACCTCTTGCTTGGGCTTCTTTTGTCATTACTATTGTTGCTTTCATTGCTTTTGTCTTTTAATTGTTAGTATTATTAGTTTCTTTTAGTGTTGTAAAGATACTCATTATCAATGAGTTAGCCAAATTTTTATGTATTTATTTTAGTCGTGAATCTCTATAAATCAAATATTTAACTTTTACTGTAAAACAAAAATGGCGCCGACTTTCACAAGCCAGCGCACATAAGAGCAATGAAAACACCCAAAAGAAGTGTTTTCAAGCGCAAAGGTACTAAAAGAAACACAACTACAAAAAATCTTTGAGCAACTCTTCATCACTAATAAAGCTGTAATCTCTAGGATAAAACGTATTCGCTAATGCGTCCATATAGTCAGGAGAACGTTTGATACGTTTCTTAACATCTTCTTTAGGCTCAATGATAATCTTTCCATTACTAAGGAATTTCCACTTGGTTTCGGTAGCTTCCTCCATTAGTTGATCGCAGGGTGGGAGAGCAGCTCCAAAACCATTTTTAGGATTGAGCCAGTCACGTAAAGCCCAATATAGGTATGCTCTCATATTGGCAAATTCATATTCGCCAGTAATATCGTGTAAGCCATCTGCACCTTCGGAATATTTACAAGAAAAAGCATTCCTATACTCTTCTTCTAGTAGCCTGGAATATACTCCAGCTCCTTCACCGATAGTATCAATAAACGCTTTTGCTCCTTTCTTCTTCAGGTAGGGAATCGTCATACCTACTACGTGCATGTGATCCGCACGTCCGGCAGATTGATGAACTTCAAATTGAGAAACGTAGTTACCGTATCGCGGGCAAAGCACACTATTATCGCGTCCCATACCGGCAACGTCAACACCTAGCTTACAAGATTTGGCTGGGATGAAACCGCTTGCCTGTAATTCCTGCCAATTCCTGTTTGCTATTTCTATCCATTCATAAGGAATAAGCACATCTTCAGAAACTTTCGGGAACATACCAAGTACCTTGACGCGAAACAAATCGTTAGGTCGGTATAGCTTACCTTCCCAATTGAAATCGCCTTCTCCCTCGTTGAAATCTGTTCGCTGAATGGGGGAGCACCAATTTATCACCTTGTCCTTAACCCATTCATAATCCACTTGACCGGGTATTACTATTTGCTTCTTTACTACATTTTCTGCATTTAGAGAGCTAAGTCTGAATTTTGCAAAACGGTCAGACTTCATGGCACGAGCTGCGTAACCAGTAGTAACATTAGGATTGAACACTATGAGAAAGCGAGAATTACCCTGTAAGTTACCCTCAATAGCGTTGTAAGTAGCTTCTGATATACCGGAAGCTTCAGTAACAACAAACATAGTATTTACAGCGTGGAAACCAGACCAAGCTTCCGTATTGTCGTCACCAGCTTTAAACCCTGTTAGGAACCACTCTTCGTAATCAGTTTTAATGCCGGAAGACAATAAGCGTCCGGGCAAGAACCCTGCATTTCTAAATAAGCGGGATATTTCAGGTATCATGATATTTTGAACCTGACGGGCTGTAGGAGCTGTCATGGCAATCTTGGTATTCTTAACTAACTTACCTTCTTTCCAACGTGGAGTAAGATACATAAAACACATAGATGCACAAGCCGCAATATAATCCTTTCCCCTTGCCGTGCCTGACGCTACAGCAGTCATTGGATTATGCTGGACGGATTGAAGAATGGCTTGCTGCTCTTTGTCTAACCTTGAATGAAGAACATCATGAGCGAATTTGCACCAATCCTCCCGCCATGCTTTCATGTATCTTATAGACTTGTCATCTTTGCTCATTCTTCATCGTCTGGCAATTCTTGCATTAATTTCTCAAATGGATTAATATTCAAATCTTGCTCTACTTTTTCAACGTAACCGCGATGCTTCATTTTAGTCTTACTTAACCAAATAAGCATGGTGTTATCTTGTTCCGTCAAAGCTTTAGCAAACATTGTCGTTTCTAGCTTATCATAGAAACTTTCTTCTACTTCTTTCCATTTTTCGGCAAAATCTGGATCATTCGATTTCCATTTATAAGCAATGGAGCGTGAGATTTCTACAGCTTCACAAGCTGCGGTAACATTCAGCATCCTTGCTTCCAATGCTTTTAAAAACTTAGCTTTCTTTTGCCTTGTATTAAGCCTGTACTTCTGTGCCATCTTTACTTCCCTCCAATACATTATTCACAATTTCCAACATTTTGCATATACTCAAAGCCTGTGCTTTGATTTTGTATTTCGCCTGAACTTTTGCGGATACTTCATTTAATCGATACATTGTTTCCATGTCCAATAAAGTAAGGTTGCCAAGTTCTTTTTCTGAATAGCAATCCAATGTTTCCATTAATTTGTCAAATGAGACTTTCTGTGTATCTACAAACATAAGAGTTACTGGAACAATTTCATTATTCGGCATTTCAACTGTATAGTTGATGTCTTTAACGCTTTCTAGTACTTCATTACTGATATGAGCATACTCTTTCAGTGCGACATCCGTTATTTCATCAAGTAATTGCTTTAAAATTTCTGCATCGTCTTGACCGACAATACTGTTGTGGCTTAACTGCGTAGCAAGTAACCAGTCATTATTTGTCTCCTCTTCATCTATATACATGACATGGATAGAGGTAAGACCTGCCATTTTTGCAGCTTGTGTACGATGATTTCCACTTACTACTGTATATGTGCCATCCGGATGTTTCACACAAAACGGAACGGATGAAAGTTGTCCGTCTCTACGTATGTTATTTACTAATGCATTAAACGTGTCTTGCTGCATGAAATGTGCATTTTTTTTGACTAGTTTAATATCAGACAACTGTACTTCTGCTATCTTGAATTTTCCCATATATTATTCCTTTCTTGGTTCATCACTGTATTTTTCTACAAATGTTTTTAAAATATCATCTAAGTTGCCACGAATACCTGCATCTTGTATGTAATGGAGTTTACCAACGCAACGTTCATGTAATTTGAATACACCACGATATTTCATACTTACAGGTTTATCGGTGAACACGGAAGTAGCAATAACACCACATTGATGTTTATATCTTATATCCAGTTCTGATTTAAATTCTGATGAAAGAACGCCCATTATTAGCAATCGGCTCAACTTAGGCAGAGGGTGGTCTATGACAAAATCCGATTTCATCCAAACTGCATCCATGCCGTATTTGCTGACCTTCAGGAAGTCAAACATACAAGCTCCGAACACGTAATCATCCAAGAACCACAAATAACAGAACGGAGCTGATCCGAGTATGATGCCTTTCTTCAAGTAAATCATGCGCAGATAATCAATTTCTGCCATAGAAGCACGAACAAACCGGAGTTTGCTATTATTTGTAAGTACGTAATCGTCTGGCAACCGTTTATATTTTAGAGGGATGATAGTCCGCTTGTTAAAACTGCTGTCTCCACTTTCTACCACATTAGACCAAATATATGTGCGTTGGTCTTTGAATACCTCTCTTCTGCCCATAAATCCATGCTGCGAGAGAGCCATGTAATTAACTTGTTCTTCATCTATTTCTGCATATTTCGTTTTAGTTCGTTCTTGAGATCCAAAATCATCCAATAAGAAACGCTGTAATGCGTTGCTTGTGGCTTTCATACCGGAATGAAATTCATTCTGATAGATTAATATGTCATTCTCTTTGCAGTTAAGAATTGCATCTGATATATCAGCACAATAAAATATTTCAATAGACTTACTTTTAAGGCTGTCTACGAGCTTTTGGTAACGTTCCGTATACTTCTTATGGTAATGCTCCAATTTTGCCATAAAATCGTCATAAAGCGACTTATGGTAAATATCTTGTGAGTTCTTATGCTTCTTGATGGCATTGAACAGATGGATAGTGGCAATAATTTCAGCCGGACTTTCAGACTTGATATTCAGAAACTCATATTCATCATTAAAACGCAGTTCTTTTATCTCTCCCTTGATTGCCTTATACATCATGTAGATAAAATACTCCTTTGTATACACCTTAATCTCACGGTTGGTAAGTATTTGCTCTATATCCATATAGTATGAGTTTACCACATGAGCAATATCAAATTTGGCCGCTTCTTTCTTGATGAAGGAAAGCATACGATTAGTTTTCTTAAACATGGAGCCTACTATCGTAACATTATCCGAGTGTTCTGCTGCCCAAAGTAACGGTTTATGTCTTTGGGGAACCTTGGAATAGTCTATATGGAATGTCTCAAGACATTTGTCAATAGTGGTGAGTTGCTTATACTCTTCTATGTCTTCATGTAGGTAGGCATATTCTACAAATGAATACATGAATTTGATTGTTTCCAGCACCTTGTCGAAGTCCCATGAACTATTGAAGATACGGAATTCTGCTGTTCCTATCTTTTCAATAGAACATAAGTTGAGCCAGTACCGGATATGTCCTCTATCTGATCCATTACTAAAAACTTTCAGTAAATTCTCAATATTATCTGCTTCAAGAACTCGTTTTACAACATCCCAAGGTGGACTGGGTACGAGATATTTTGTTTCCCACCACTCGGCAATGTCAAATATTCGTTTGATTGGATAAGCGGTGTAGTAGGAGAGGGCAAACAAACGTTTGATAACATTCAAGTCCATATCTTTGATGTATAGATGTGCATCAAAACCTTCATTCCACATGAGATAACTTCCTGCATCTCTCATGGTCTGAATAAAATTCTTCAACTCCTGCAAATCTTCTATACAATAATGGTATGGGCGTGTGTTTATTTCCCCGCCAAATTGACCGTGATGCGTAACTGCCGATCCATCCGAGTTATTCATCATGGTTAGCTTGTTATCCGTCCACTTGTAACCCGATGGAAGAGGAATGTGCTCTTTATCACCATCAGCGAACTCCAGTTCCATGCCAAATGTGCGATTGGCTATATAGTCAATCCACGGTTTATCTATATTCGTGTTCTGCATATCTCAACTTGACTAATGATTTATAATCAGGGACAAAACGAACCACATCACCAATGTGATAATCCGAAACATGGTCACATTGCATTATTGTATATTCGCTGGAGCTATCTACATACTTCAAATTGGTATAATAGGGAATTCTGCATTTAGCCATGTCCGCCATTGAATAACCGCAATCGAGAATGAGTTGATTACGCTCTGGATAGATGCCTATTATTCTTGTTTGTAGTTCTATCCCATTAAAGCCTTTTTTCTCTTCATCATTGCAATATGGAATAGTGCCAAACAGCATATATTCTCCTATTCTTACATCACTTATGAAGTTTGGAAGTTTGTCATACTGTCCGAGCCAAAAACTTCCTCCTAAACTGATGGATTCAATATATCCTTTTAGGTTGTCCCAGATGTCGTATAATCGCGACATTGGCGGGTATTTGTCATTGAGGCAACCGGAAGTAATCATACCGTATATATGAGCATCTGAAAGCATCCTTATTTCGTTAGCTAGTTTGCTTGCTTCATAAATGCTTAAACCTTCTCTGTTATCGTAAGCGTCAATTGAAATGTAGTAGTTGTGTATTCCTTGGCAACCCTCTCCATTAATAGTGAGATATTTCCAAGAGTCAGCAAATGATGTTACTACTGCACCTATATTATCTTTTGTCGCTTTCCCAATAGAATAACATACGCTATCTTTCAAATGTAACCCGAAAATCTTATTTCTTATTTTATCCGCTATATGCTCATGAATATCTTCATAGAAGTCCTTAAACATTAATGAAATGGGAACATTAACAAACGATTGCGCCTTTTCAATGTTCTCTATTATATTCTTGGTATAGACAATAACTTTCATAGCTCCCACTTTAAGATTAAACGTTCAATCCCTTTGTATTTGGTATCACGTTTGAACGAGAACCCGGCATTGGTAAAACTCTTGATACTTGCTTCATTTTTGGGTGAGGTCATGGCAAATACCTCTTGTGCACCGTTTGAAACCAATTTTGCAAGATTAGCATTGAGTAGAATGTACTGAAAGCTATTACCCCTATAATCTGAACGAACGAAACATTTATCTACGTAGGCAGTACCGTATTCAGTGAAATATGCAAGCGAATAAGCAACCAGCTTATCATTTGTCAATAATCCGTAACTGCAACCAGATTGCAAGCACTTGACTATATCTTCCGGTTCCGAAGCGAAACACATATCAGGATCAGAGAGCAACTTTTGCTCAATTTCTTCTATGGTAGTAATGTCAGACATAGATAAAGCTTTCACTTGCATATTGTATTCTATGCTTCCTTTATGCGTCGGGAACAATGGTTCGTAACGGTCAATCCATGCTTTAGAAAGGAATGTGTCTATATCGACTTTAGGCAATAATGCTTTTCTATAATTGTCGAAAATGTCTAATACAAATTCCTTATGCTTAGCAAGTTGCTCATTTTTCAACGGACATTTACCGCTACGGAAAACAAGACCTTTCTTCACTGACTTTACCCACAAAGGATAAGTTCTACACATGATAGGTTTGTAGCCATTATCACATGATTTACAGTCTTTAGCGATACATTTTACCTTTTTACCGCCAAAGTAATCATCATCTATAATCTGTAAATGGGAGATTTCTTTTTCATACCCGTCAAGTTCATGGGGGAGAATTACAATATGTCCGTCTGATCCGAACGAACAACACTTCCAACCGCAGCCGGAGTTTTCACATGCTCTTATTAGTCCTTTTTCGTCCATATATTTAGGTTGTATATAACTTCATATACATTTTGCGTTAAATGCCTGCCGAGCGTTTTCCCGGCAGGCTTAACGCAAATTCAATCATCTTTCAAGCTACTTGCAAGAACACTTATACAATTCTTCGGCTTCTTTCAGTCGTGTCAGATGGCAATTTCCATCACCTCGTAAACTGCACAAGCTTTTATGTTCTTGCTTTTGCTTATCGCTACTATAAAGGTTGAGCGGAAACAGGGAATCGAACCCCACTCTTTGGCTGGAATGCCAACGCTCTACCGATGAGCTATTTCCGCAAATGCCTATGCTGTCAAACCACCGCTTGCTTGGCAAATTTGACAGCATCCCATCAAACGCTATTGACGGTTGGCTAATAATTCCGGATTGTCATAAATATTACCTGCATATCTAATTCCGAACATATCTATCATTTGTCCTATTGGTTTGTTCCCAAGATTTTGAGACAGAACTTCTAATAGCACAAAAGAACCGATTTTATCACTATACACTACCTCACATAATACGCCAGCACATTCAACTAAATCATGCTCATATATTTCTTTCCCGCTCTTGTCACACAAGCCGGTGAACTGCCCAAGAGTATTTTCGTCTATTTTTTCAACGTCATTATCGTGCAACCAAGTTCCATCTCCATCTTGAATAAGCGTATAAGAATCTCTTATCCATCCCTTACCATCAATGCGCTTCCCTCTAAACTTAATACTTCTCATACTCAAAATAAACTTGCTTGTTCGTATTTAGGTTCCTTTTTCTCAACTACTCCGAACTCTGTTATTTCAATGCCAGTCTTTTCAGTAAGCCACTTTGCCAAAATATGACGATGGCAAAAATCACCCGGTTTTTCGTAACAGCAGAGAGCAACATCTTTACCTTCACTGTGTCGTTGGATAGTTTGAATCAATTCTTGCGGATTGACTTTTGCAAGAACATCATTCAAATACATACTCGTGTACTCTTCATAAGTCCATTTGTCATCCAACATATATCTTCTTGGTGCAACCTCTATAATTTGAGGTGCGTTATAAAATTTTGGTCTGCCTAAAGCGACACATATCATTTTGATGTTCGCTGCTGCCAGTTTTCTGTAATTTCCAAAATATGATGTATAAATCCTCATTGCTTTAATTTTATGGTGTAAAGATACAAAAAGTGACGTAAATTCAATCACTTTTAGTCATAAATTTGTCTAATTTGATAATTTTATTGTTTCAACTTTATAGCACCTCATCATGTGGTCTGTTTCGCGTCCCATATTGAATGTTTTGCCAAGATAGTACATGTGAGCTTCTTCCTCTGGTAGGTTGATAGGAGTGACGAACCAATCTTTATTGCCTTGTTCGTCTTTTAAATACACTTTTACTGTTGTTTTCATTGCTCTATATTTTATAAAAGTAGGGTTAATCAATATTCTCAATTAATTTAAGAACAAGATATTCTGGTGAAACACCTTTGATTTCACAAAAATCGAGGACGTCTTCTTTTTTGATATTTGAGATTTCAACTCCTCGAATAGTCATTTTTTTTGTTTGGATTGTTTTTTCATTGCAATCCATACGCTTGAATCTGTTTTTGTAATCATTCATAATTTACACTTTTACCGTTGTTTATATTAAAATGAAGGGTCGATATAATGGTTCTGATAATGGAGCATCAATAATACTCCATCTTTATACGGTTGTCCTTCCATAACCCAATATCCATTTCTTCTTTTGGTAAACACTTTTTCTTCCCCTTCAAGTTCTGGTAGAATTTCATATTTCCCATCGTAATAGTCAATGCATCTCGTCTGGTTACAAGTGACTTCAATTTTGCAAGGAGAAATTATTTTTGTTACTGTAGCTGCGCGTTTATCAGAGTAATAGCAAATTGTACAGCCTAGACCAAGCTCTGGTATAAGGTTCTTAATAGCTTCCATTCGTTCTTTATCTTTTTCTTGCCTCCATTTGAAAAAGTCTTTTTCGTCCGATGGGCACTCTCTTTTCTCTATTTCATGAAGAATTGCAAAACTTTCTTTGCTTGTTAATTTACTCAATGTTTTCATTGCTCTATATTTTATCCGTTATACGTTGCTGTTATTTCTTTAGCATGAAGTTCTTTTCTCAACTCACCGTTCTTGTATATTCTTACAGATACGATTCTAACCGTATCGGATAGGAAACGTCCACAGTCTTTTGTTACCTTTTGCTCTAACTTAAGTGCCTTCGCTAAATCTTTCGTACGCTTTTTTATGGTGCTCTTGAATCCGAAGACGAAATCTTCGGTGTCAATCTCGAACTGATAGGTGTCAGAGTGTAATATCTGGTTAAGTTCGGATGTCATTCGTTGTATTTTGCTCATTGATTTATGCTTTAAAATTCAACAATTGCAATTTCATATTCAAGACCTGAAAGAACACCTTCAATCAAAGATTGCATTTGTTCCATTTCTTCCAACTCTGTTTCTTCAAACTCTTTTGATTCCCAGATGTTCGATGCAGTCCATTCACCATTCTCTGAAAGGAAGCGATTATCCTCTATTCTCCAATAACCATTTCTCGCATCTCTTAAACTGATTTCAACTTCTATCTTTTTCATTGCTCTTATTGATTAATTTGTTATTTTTGATATGTAAAGATACAAATAATATATTGATTACCAATAAGTTAAATTAGAAATATGCATGGCTTAAACTTTGTTTAACTATTTCATTTTCAAGTACTTCGATGTAATAATAGACTTGCTTTTCTCTATCTCCTTGTCGATGTCAATTCCAAGTTGACGATAGAACGAGCCTTTTCCGGAAAGGCTTTCACTTGCTATTTTTAAGGTTCTTTGCTCTTCTTTGGTAAATCCTATGCGAAAGGTGGAGAAAATTGCTAGTGCGGCTTTAAAATCACCGCACTGGAGTAGTGAAATAGCTTTGTTGGTTTTCGTTTCCATTAATCTATGAGTATTTCCGATCCAATCATTTCATTTGCTCTACTAGCATTTACAAAATAAAAGCGTCCCTTAGAAACATAACTGTCTTCTGATGTGTACACTTTTATAGCGTAGTATTGTCTTTGAGCTTGTGAATAACATATTTCCCAGATTGTTTTCCATTTGACAATAAACTTATTGCCTTTTGCTAGTTCTTGTTCTATTTCATCTGGTCTGAATTTAATACCGGCTAGTACTAGTATATTTTTATTTTTCATCTCCCCACAACTTTTTAGCTAGATCATATTTTTTTTGCAACTCATTCACTTCCTTTTTTGCATAAGTGAGGGCGTAGGAGTGGCTACGTGGATATTTGCCGGACTTCACACCTTCATGGTATTCTTTCGCTTGTTCCAACTTGTGTTCGTAGAAGTCAATACTTTCCGGCATAGAAAGATTGATCGTTTCAGCGCGTTTTTCCCAGTACTTGGCTACTCTTTCATGTTCGGCAGCTTTATCACTAAGCTCGACGCTTTTCCCCATATTATTCCAGGCGTCATCTATCATTTTACGATGTCCTCGTTCGCTATGGTGTCCTACTTTGATCGGCTCACCCAAAGAAAGGAAATCGCGATGTTTGTTTGATTTCTGAAAATATTCATCGCTCTTTTGTGCTGCTGATAATGCCCATTCATGCCTGCGTTCCGCTCTTTGCCTTGCCCATTCTTGTACATTGAAACCATCTGCTCTGACGATGGAATAGTAGTAAAAGCCACTTTTTTCGGCTATCAGATTAAAAACTATGCAAGAATTTTCTTTGCCATACTTGGTTGTAACTAGAATTTCTTCGCCTCTTTCGTGCTTTTCTTCGCACTTTGCCAAAAATACGTTTGGCGCAAATTTGTAATATGTGTTCATTGCTCTTATGTGTTATATAGGGCTTTCGCCCTGCTGGTTAAACTAAAACTCTTCGTACATAGTTTTTTTGCCGTTGATAACCCTTTTAGCATCGCTTATGCTGAAATAAACTTTGGATTCGTTGTTATCAATAATAACAAGTTTTTGTCCGAAACCATCTTCAAACATTGTAATTAAACGACCTTTATAAGTAACTTCTTTTATAACTATCTTTTTCATTGCTCTTATCTTTTAATTGTTAGTATTATTGGTTTCTTTTAGTATTGTAAAGATACTCATTATCAATGAGTTAGCCAAAATAAAACAATCTAAAAACTTTTACTTAAACTTTGTTTAACTTGTTGAGTAACAGTTGCTTATTCTGTTAATCTGAATTCGTAAGCAAATACATAAGGATTGGATTGAAAAACTCCTTTGCCGGAAACTTTGTCTATCAGGACAGCAAAGGCTTCTTTGGGGTTCTTAAACCACTGGGAAGCGAAATAACCGTTTTCTCCATTCAAAAAGGCATCATAGGCGTAAATAAGTGGGGATTCATCAGATATTACCTCTTGCCTAACAATCCCCTCTTTCAAGCAATCTTCATCGCTAATATCCTGTAGGCGTTCAACCTTGATTCCGGTTATTTTGATATGGTGGGGCATTAGGTCGGCTTTCACAAACATCTTATTAAAAAATCCGCTATTCTTTGGCATTATAGGATAACCATCTTCGTCTAATTCGTAATCAGGCATATTACCACAATCGCTATAGCTTTGCGCAATGGCGACAACTTCACCAATCTCGTATCTTGGTTTAACAAGGTGACATAGTAAATCCAATTCATTATATACTGCATAAACATGTCCGTTAAACACATAATTAGGATTAACCACTTTCTTCTCCCAATTTTCAAGTGGACGAAAACGAATAATAGGGAATCTAACACATTCGTCAATTTCTATAATTCTTCTCGTCATAGTCTTTCGACCATCCAATACAGCTTGGGTTAAGCCGAATTCATCTGAAAACATAATTTTCTTCATGGCTATTCCTCCTTGATTAAATCTGGGTTATCGTAGATGTTACCTACAACAAATAGTTCTATTGATAAAAATCCAAGAGGTGTAGTGTATATAAGGTCTTTGTTCTTTAGCCACCAAGCGCCCCGTTCACTATTCCAACACACAAAGTAATTGCGCTGCCCGTTGTTGAGTATATCCCCTTCATATATTTCTTTTCCGTTTTTGTCAAATAAGCCAGTGAATTGACCGATAGTATCCTCGTTCACGCACTCATTAAACATGTCTATACCCAAACCACGTAAATTAGCATAGACCCATTTTCCATTATCTATTCGTTTCCCTCTGAATTTTATTGTACGATTCATTTTATTCCTCCTTTTTTAATTCTTCACAATGCAACTTATAAGCATAGGCAAACATCTTCAAAGTAACAGGCTCAAAGTGAAAATCTGCCTGTTTGCCTTCTACTACAACAGAAACACATAAATCTCCATCACAAAAATCAATATATGCCACAGCATCGTCATTCCCTCTGATAGAAAAGGTCTGTGTCTGTATACTATCCATGATTCTCCTCCTTTCCTTTAAAATGTGCGATTAGCTCTTCTACGGTAGCCTTGTGGTAATGATTATCTCGTGCACAATCATCATCATTGGATTTACAAAAAATCCATTCTCCTATTTCAGCATAAACTGTTGCTTCTCCATTGTCCGATCTATCCCAATGATTTACATCGCAAATAAACCACTGATTTTCATCAGTATCATCCTTTAATGCGGCTATTGCCAAGAAAAGTTCTTCGTTAGTTCCGCAATCAATATCATTAGTTTTACGAATATCTTCATTGTCAAGCCATTCTGGATGTATAGAATGATAAACATTAAGATAGGCAGCTGTATACAAACAAGGCCTATCACATCTTAATGAAGAACAGTTATATCCCAACTCCTCCAACTTCTTCCGAAGCTCCGGTGTATTGCGTCTGATAAACGCTGCTGTTGTAAATCCCATAGTTATTATTCCTTCTTTACCAATTCAACTTCTGTCGGCTCTTCATCTTCCCATTTTACTTCGGGAAATAAAGATGAATCTAGCTTGTAGAAATCATGGGGATTGTCACTACATAATTGCCAACTTTCCGAATACTTCACAGGTTGCTTTTTATAAAGGTACAAATCACCGTCTTTGTCTCTTGCTATATACATAATTAATCTCCTTTCTAATATTTATTCGTCAAACTTCGGGTATATACATCCAACAATCAACTTTATCCCAATCACAATATATATGATTCTCTTCTGGATAAAGCCATTCTTTAGCTAGCTTATTCCAACGTAAAACCACTTTCCCGTATATTTGTGAAGAACATAATACCAGAGCATTATCTTCTGGGAAAGAATCATCTATACTTATCCACGGGGATTGCTTTGCGTGCCATTCTGCACCTTTTCGGAACATATTTAGCATTGCATTTCTGTCATATACAAGCCCGGCAAATGATAGATTTCTTGACGTACAAGCATAACTGAAAAACAATTCATTTATTGCTGCCGATTCTAATGTCTGTTTCATATTACTCTGTTTTACGGTTTTCTCTTAACTTTTCTTCAATGGCGGTCGTATTAGAAAGGCTACCAAGATTAGAAACAGTTGTTGTATTATTGGGCTTACAATACAAACACATTTGGGTAAAAGGTGAATATACTCTTCCACACTTCGGGCAAATCCATCCCTGCTGCCCGAACATTCCATTATATGGATTTACTGCACTTGATTCTGTTTTCATAATGATAGTTTTTTTATGTCATCCACTGATAGTTTGTCCTTTCCTTTGGCATATTCAAAGAATCCGACTACAGGACATACACATTCGGGAATAGTATAATCATCTGTTTCAGGTAATGTTACCAATATACTAAGTCCTACGCCATTGATATATTCGCAAGAAACGAATTTATCAAAGTCAATATATCTTTGTGCCTCCTTAGCTATGATGTCACAATTCTTTCGATATTCATCATAGTTTTTGATAGTACTATTAATAAATTTATCTATATTCATTTCTGTTTTAGTTATTTAGTTACTATTGTTCTATCACTCCTTACCACTTTCATCTTAGGCTTCTTAAACTGTTTGTCGCATGATGTATAAGGAAGCCAATACGATCTATCTTCATATAAATACTGATCTATTGGAACAAGATGAAATAGCTCATTGTCAAAATCTACCCCTATCAGCATACACTCTATATCAACTTCAGGATGTTTCTGGTGATAGACGATAATTTCACTATGTCGATAGGAGTAATGAATAAATTGATTGCGGGTCATGATTAGATCATTTTTCGTTTTTAAGTTCCTCTAATATTTTATTTCTCCTGATAATACCATACGATTATGCGGAAGGGGATTACGTATCTTCATTTTCGGCAGTTTCAGCTATATTCTTCAACTCTTCAAATGACGGAATCCAGCCGGTAGGCATAATCCCTGAAGCATTTATATATTGTATGGCAACCTCATATCTCTGTTTCGCAATTTCAATCATGCTGTTAGCTAAATTGATATTGCTCTTCTTGTTTCCTACGTAATCAGGCACCGGTTCTTCCCGTTTGATCTTTGCGTTTTTCAAAAGAATAAGAACTTGGTTTATCTCCCGCAGATGGGCTACTGTAGAGGTAAAGGCGTAATGGTATTCACTGTATTTGCTCATTTCTATACTGTTATTAATCAATTATTTCAAATGTCACTTTCACTTTTTTACAGCGAAAACCTTTCTTATACATCTGTTTCCATGTCAAATTAGTTCCGTCCAGCCAGTACCTGACGCAATCTCTTCGGTAATATTTTTGAGTATTCATCACAAGTGTACCATTTGGGTAGGTTATCATGTACATTATATCTTCACGCATATCGACTCCTTTTTTTCTTG